GGAATTTGGCGGGCGTCGGTGTGGCATTGTTGACGGCATTGAAGATGGGCGGCAGAGTGGCGGCCCCGATAATATAGGCTGCGAAAAGTACGGCGGGAATGACCAGTGCCATGATGGCCAGAACGATAAGGGCGTTGGCTAAATACATAACTTCAAGCCTCCTTTTTAGCACGACAGCGCATGATTTGGATGGCTTGTACGCTGCGGTTTAGTTTTGCGGACAGTTCGCGGTCTGGAATGGTATGGGCAAGAACCTGTGTGATTTCATGCTCGGTCCAGCCGCGGGGCTCATACCCTTGGGTTTTCCGGTAATTATTGCGGCGATAGGTATTTTTGGCTTCATTATCTAATGTATTTCTTATGATTCATCATATCCTTTCAGGCACAGGCTGCATGGTATCGATCAGATCATCCAGATCCATATTAACAATGGCTGCGAACATATTGGCCGCTGCAATGCCGCTGTTGTGTCCCACATCCATTACGGCTGCGTAACCGGTATCGGCCACAGCGCGTCCCAAGGTTTCCTCGGCAACAGAATCCTCGTACATGGTGTCGGAAATACGAGAGCCAAGTTCCTCTTGCAACTTTGGGATACGAGCAATAACGGCCAGCTTTTGTGCAGTGCTCTGATTGGTAAACGGAACAAGTTCATGGTCACAGTCGATACAGTTTGGCCGCTGATAAAGACCGGTGCCAACATAGATCTGCTTACGGCCACAGTCAGGACAGGTAAGCACATACCACGGGGTGTCGTTCATAAGAATCATCCTTTTACTCCTTAATAATAAGAGCGCAGCTGCCGATACGGTTGATGAAATCCTCGCCGTAAGTTTTATACAGCTCTTCAAAATCAGGGGTGTAGATGATATCATCGATATCATGAAAATATTGAGCGAGCAGTTCGGCCATATCAACATCGGTAAGACCGTAAAACTCATTGGTGAGGAACAGCTGGCCCAAAAGATTGCCGACTTCTTCAAACGGCGGGCCAAACTTGTCCAGTGAAATGTAATCGATATACTCGCCGTCAGAATCATAGAATTTTAGGCGGTCAGATTCCTCGGAATTATTGGCGGACAGGAACTGGTTAGAAAATGAAAGAGATACGGACATAGTTATTCCTCCTGTACAGGATGCAGGTCGATATGCCAGCCATCATCCTCTTTGGTGCAGATGACACGGTCGATCAGTTGGCCGCCAACCGTCATAGCGATGGTCTCGCCTTTGCTGGGCAGACCGTTGACGAGTTGTTTGAAATCTTTGAATGTAAAGGGAATCATGGTTAGTCCTCAACTTTTACTTCTTCAACGCGGAACTCAGCAAAGGCATACAGGCCGCCAATTTCATTTCGATTCGGATCTGTGACCGTCATGCGGCTCCAATGGTAATCATCCGTCGGATCATCGGTTTCCTGATAATCAAACTTGAGCTGGCTGTTTTTGACTTCACAGTTTTGACGATACGAGTACATTTCCATTTCACCATAAGCAATAGCAGAATCGCGGTCAGGAAAGAAATGCACGTCTGTATTGATCTCGACAAGGTCGGCCATATCTGTAATCCAACCAGGGGTGTAGCTGTCAACACAGTGGTTGAGCGTTAATGTATAATACATCACAACATCTCCTTTTAATTAAGGCATCCATAGAGCGGGTTCTTATCGCCGTACCAATAGGCATCATCGGTGAAGACGGAGGTTTCTTCTTTGTCGTCCCAGTCAATGATGTCATCGGCATTGATGCATGGATAGGTCCCGCCATCAATGGTGACTGTTTCATTTTCGAGCTGGGCATCCTCGCCGGGGCAGCCTGCACAGCCGATATTGAATACACGGTGTGTGAAAAGATCGACTTTGCAGGGGGCATCGAAATAGGAGCCGTCGTCCCAGTTGGAAGTAAAGGTGGCGTCCACGATCTGGGAGCTAGTGGTAAACAGGGGTTCATCTAGCGGCTTATGGTTGAACAGCTTGCTAAAGACATTGTTGTACTGCTCGTCCTTGAAGTGTTCGCCGTCATCAGTTTCTTGTGGATATTCAAATTCACCCTGAAATTCAGCCTGGTCGCCAATTTCATCGAAAATGGCAATGATGCCCTGCAGCATATTGTCGAGATCGCCGTTATGATATGTATCGAAAAACTTGTCCGTCAGTTCAACCAGTAGCATTTTCTGCTGGTAGAAAGCTACTGGATCAAGGTTCAGATTTACAGTAGTATTCATATGGTTCACCTCTTTTACTCCAGCGTGATCTTGACTTGACATTGGTTGTAATTCTTTGACATGGTGCAGAGCCTCCTTATTTAAGCGTTTCGTTTACGAAAAAGATGTTGTTGTGTTCGTAGCATTTATGACATGTCAGGCAGTTGCGGGCACCGCAGTTGATCCCGACATTGTGCTGCTTGCTGTACGCCTTATCGTAGACGGTGAACACCTTATCGATCCAGCTGTAGTTGGAGAAATCCTGCGAGACCTGATTGAGGTGGTCGGAGCTGTATACGCAAATCAGGTTGTCCGGCTTGCCAAGCTCCTTAATGGCCTTATCCATGAAAGCTGCGTTTTTCGTCCAGAGAGCGATCGTACACCACGGATTCGCCCTGGCAATGCGAATGTAGTTCTTGGCGTGAGTTACATTGACAAGGTCGCCATGGCTTTCAAACCGGGCAATGCGGCTGTTCAGGACGGGCAGCTCGTAAACCTCAAGGTCATGACTGGAAAGGATCTTGGTGTTTTCTGCATAGCGGTTTCGTGCGGCGGGATAGATGGCCAGACCACGCTTGGCATAGCAGTGTGCGCATACGCTGGTTTCATCCTTGGCACGCTGCTCACAAATGGGGTTGCAGAGCATACTGGTGGTGATGGTCGGAATGCCGTTCATTTTGCCTTGCGGGTGAGAGATAAAAATCTGTTCTATGACACGATCATTTTTCATTGTATGTATCCTTTCTTGGCAGCGCACAAGAGCGGATACAATATTCAATTTTTATATCTCACCCTTGGTGGCTGGTATTACAGCATCAATGCGGCGAAAAGTGATTGTTTTGTTTCAATCAGGGCAAGGAGATCCATTATGATTCCTCCTCACTCATCCATCGGAATGGCATCCGTCACCTCATAGTGGCCGTTTCGCATGGAATAGCCAATGTTACTGGCAACATCAGCGCTCATGTTTGCATCACCATTATTCAATGCCTGACTTACCTTTTCGATGGCATCATCAGCGCTCTCAGCATCAATGTAGACAGTCGTGGAAACAGAAATGACAACTTTGTAGGTATTCATAATACACTCTCCTTGAAAAAGCCACAGTTTGTCATGGTCGATTCGATACGGTCGGAAAGATCGCCATAATCACAGCCGTAGATGTTTATATCACTGCAGGATGCATCCCAGATGGCATCCTTATTGCGGTCGGGATTATCGATCTTGACACCTTTTTCATCGAGAAAGTCTTCAAAGATGTCAATGATCTGGCCGATAAATTCAAGTTTGTCACTGTTTGTCATATGTACATCCATCATTTCATTCCAGTGTTGACTCTGTGATACTCCTCCCGCAAGCGAACAGGACCAATGACATTGATTTCATTTTTAAAGTTGATCATTTGCAGAATCTCTTATCAGCAATTCATATATTGGAAGTCGTGAATAATACCGAGCTTGTTTAGAAGATCGATTAGGCCATCATGGACACCTTCAATATAACCGGTATCATAACTAGTGTCAGAAATTTCAAGATTGCTGTCATTGTCTTTGATAAGAGCGGCAGCGGCATTGCGGATTTGTGACGACGTATAGGAATTTTCCATTTTCAAAAACCCTCCGTTTTATTTACATTCGACAACCGACATGATGTCATAGCTGTCTGAACCTGTATCTGTTTCTTCATCAAGACGACGCTTAAGTTCTACCTCAGCAAGGAGTTCGCAGTCGGCTACAACGAGGTACCGGTCCCAGAATTTTCGATTTCGTTCATAGACATAACAGGTATACTTTTTCATGTCGCACCTCCATCAGTGCCAGTCGTAAGATTCAAAATCTTCGATTGCACGGTCAAGCTCGTCACAATCATTTGAAATGCGTTTTCGATCGTCCAACCACTTAGGAGGAACAACCATATCTTTCCTTTCATTTCTTGTGATTTGTTCTTCTGCAAAACACAGTGATTCGTTTGCGCGTTCCCGCTCATCAGAAAGAGCCTTATAAATTCGTTGTAAGGTTTTAAAGGTCATACCGCACCTCCATCGAAGCTTTGTTTTTTATTCGTCCGTTAAAATGATATCTTCGCCAACGACCAGCGAGAGCGGATGAGAATTAAAATGATCGGTAATACCCCAGCTGTCGAAGTATTCGTTTTCTTCATCCAAACCAACGCCGGTATTCACATCATCCAAAATGTCCTGTGCGGTTGGAAGTTCGGTTTCATCGGCAGTATCAATGCCAGCGTCCAGAATTTCTTTGCGTTTGACTTCACATACGCGGATAAAATGGCAAGCTTTCAAACGACCAATAGGTGTATAGGTATATTTCATGTTGTACCTCACACTGTATTTAATACCTGGCAGTGAACCAGTTGATTTCTTCCGTTGTCATGTCCGGCATCGTTATGGGCTTATGTAAATCATTATCAGTACCGTCACAGCCATACGGACAATCTTTCTTGCACGAACCGTTTTCATCAATACAGACGCTGCACGGGGCGAGCGGGGCACCGCAGGAAGGGCAGCGAGTAACACCGTGGGCATGGATGACAACTTCTTTGTCGCACACTGGGCAATACTCCGTGGTGTAATCAGACATTTTCATAGTAAGCCTCCGTCAGTTTGCTCTATCCCCATAAGTTTCAAGAAGGCAGTTGCTGACGACAATGCGGTCTGCGGCTTTCATACCAAACAGGCGGCATATCGTCTGCCATTCTGACTCATTCCAATCCTCCGGCTCAAGGATGAGGGGTTCATCAAGGATTCGCTTTTCGTATTGCATACCGCACCTCCATCATTGGCAAATTTCCCAGCCTTCATTACGCAGATAACGTTCTCTAAGCTCATCCCAAATCTGACTTGAAATATCCTTGATTTCATGACGCACACAGATATGTTTCCAAATTTCTTTGGTTTCCTCGACTGTGCGTGGTTCGTAGATGTTATTGAGCCATTTTACAATGGTTTCGTTGGCACCATTGGGAAATATAAAGCGCGGTTTGTTGGGGTCATCGGAAATGTAGGACCCAAACCACCAGTTGAGGGTGCCTTTCGGCGCGGCCTTTTCGCGCTGTTTCAGATCCTTGGTTTTGACACCACCAAAGACGGCGGCGACTGCGCAGACTTCCTCGTTAAAGCGCGGATAGATGGCGCTACCGGCATATTCATAACTCATGCCCATAATAGATTCCCTTTCATCAAAACATAAACTTTTATTGATTCGAGATTAACGTAGTATCGTTGTTTAATCATAGAAATCTCTCACGATACTTTTGCACCATTCATCATTCGGGAGGCCGTCATCGGCGCTGTCGATGAAAGAGTTGGCAAGCGTCTCTGCATCTCCTTCATCGAGAGCACGCCGGATACGATCTTCGATTTCATCTGCGAGCCACTCGCAATCGTATTTATTTTGGAAGTATTCACGGATGCAATACTTGGCTTCTTCAGTAGCACGCTGCATGAGTTTGTCTTCATGGATTTCCTCACAGAGTTCATCAAGATGTTCCAGCACAAAGTTTAGTGCGTCCACATAGCCATCTTCGTAATTGTATCCGCAGGTCGTATGATCGTCATAAGACTTCTTGTTCACTTCGTGATTGTAGCGTACAAACTCCAAATCATCCTTCGTCATTGTTGTCACCTCAATTCATAAAACCACTCTTTATGATACGGGCGCGGGTTATGCTGTCTCTTTTACTTTGCTAAGTGCGCACCAAAGTCGTTTGAGTTCATCTTCGATAGCGTCGGCATCGTCAAGCAGGACACGTAAGCCGGGAGCGCCGCGCATACCGTAGTTTTCGACGGCGTGCTGTTCCGTATCAAAATTTATGTAGGCATCATAAAGCTGGGAGATAAAATCGTCGTCGTCCTTTACATCAAATGACAGTAAAAAATCCTCCCCTGCAGGGGAATACCATTCAAGTTCGATAGAATTATCTTCGGTATCGATATAAGGCTTCCAATTATTGTCATCCAGAGCATCCAGAATTTTTTGAGAAATCATAGTTAAGTCCTCCTAAAATGTACCTCTCCCAGAACTTTTTGAATTCCTCGCTCGGCATCTGTGTTTCTGCTTCATCCAGCAGTCTTTTGTAGGAATCGCTGGAAACATCAGCGCAGCGAAATTCACTCTTTAGTCCACACGCATTACATCGGAGAACGGAATAAATGCGCCGCCGTAGTTGAAGCCCATGACGTATTCGCCGGTATCCATGTCACAAGCTTCGCGGATCTTGTACCAACGAGGCGGATTGTTGTTGAGACCGACGAGGACACGGTCGTTTGATTCGTCGATCTCATAGACGGCCAGACCGGCGGTGTTGCAGATGGGATAGGAGCCAATTACTTTTCTTTGCATATCAGTTATCCTCATCTTCGTCATCGGATTCGTCCGGGAACATATCATGGATGATGCTGTAATACTGGTCGTTTTCGGCGACATCGCTTCTGTGATTTCGCAGGAAGCGGCGGGCGATTTTTTCTACTGTACCGTTTTCAACGGCCTGCTGGACACGCTTTTCACACTCGTCATATTTCATACAGACATCTCCTTCAAAGAATTCACGGAGATGATCTTTGGTATCATTAATGGCGTAGGCAAGCTGTTGGCTTTCATAAAGATTACACAAGCTTGCGAGGATCTCATTCATTGCATGAACGTAACCGGCGCACCATGCTGCATTGTAACAGCCCTGATCTTCATAAGAATTCAGTTCCTTCTTGCGTTCCTGAATTGCATCTTTAATATCCTTTTTACTCTTCAGCATTCTGCATCCTCCCATTCCAAATCGTCAAAGTCTGGGCAGGTTACTTCGACTTCGCACGGCGCGGTTTTGACTTTACCGTTTTTGTAGTAGAGCTTGGTATATTCATCTCCGTCCAGGTAGTGGACGGTCAGCTCGAAGATCAGATCCGGGAAAAGATAGGACATCTCGCGGATGTCGGCTTCCATCGTGAACTCAACATCATTGTTGGCAGGGAATTCCAGGACGCGGTTTGCGTACTTATCCGGGTAGGGAGGGGCACTGAACATCCATGGATACTTCTGGCCGTTAAAAACGTAATACTCCAAAGGACCATGAAGATAATCGAAGAAATCGTTATCGTTCATGTAACTGACCACATTGGCGGCGGTTTCATCGGAGATGTAAGACCGGAGAAAGTCGCGGTCGCTGTAAATTTGAAGCGTGTGAGAATAGCTCATGGGGTAAAACTCCTTTCAGTCTTCGGGGATGACTTTGCCGATTACAAAATGATCTTCAAATTTGACATCGTCGCTGCCGGGATAATAAACGGTGAGCTCGGTGACGATACCACGGTTGTATTCATGAACCTCGAGATAATAATGCTGATCCTTATAGTCGTCTTCGATCTCGGCTACCAAGGCGTTTTTGTAGGCAATGGCCTTATCTTCGGACGAAAAGAATTTGAGCGATTTCTGAATATCATCGTCGTCATCTTTGCTAAGGTCCAAGAGATACCACAGTTCATTCATATGGGAAAACTCCTTTCAGTGAGTGCGAATATAGTTGAGCAGAAAATCGAGGGCTTTATCTTCCGGCAGAATATCTGAGATGGAGTTATCGCCGGTTTCATTTTCAAAGGCGCACTCGGCAATGATCTGGCAATAATCTGCGACTGACATATCCTTGCCATAGAACTCGACCATAGCCCGGACGGAATCATAGAAGCTGCAGATGGCGGTCTCGATCTCATCAAGATCCATGGAACCGACATTGACCGTGGAGTTCGTGACGCAGTAGTCTGAGTCTTCGCGCGGAAGCATATCCATCAACTGGAGTTGGACAAACTCATACTCGGTATCCGTGATTTTACGGCAATACTGGGCGCAGGAGTCATCGGTAAGGAACCAGGGGCCGACGGTGGCGGGCAGAGAGCAGGCAGACATGGTTAATCCTCCAGCGTTTCATCGACAATTTTGTATTTTATAGAGGACGGAAGACCATCATACTGCGGATGATCAAAGAAAAGATAGGAGAGAACATCTTCCATGATGTATTTCATATTGCCGTTGTTGATATGGTCCATCTCTTTTTCGGAGCACATGTAGATATCACTGTCGCCAGAGATAAAACCACAGTCATCTTCAGCATGACCAACAAATTCATCGACAGCGCAATTGATATAACCGGCATAGCCTTCCTCGATATCTTCGGGCAGAAGGTTATCGCCGGTGCCGGGAGTCAGAGTGACGATATAATTCTTACCGGCATCTTCATCTTTTACATAAACAAGCATTGAGAAACTTCCTTTCTTGAAAAAAATAAATCAGACCATACTGTACAGGTCTGCGAATATAAGAATGGGGTGGACTGCTTCGGCCTGTACCGTGCCGGTAGCACAATCAATTTCTGCTATATCCACCATCATAAGGTGTCCATCCCAGGTTCTAATCATATATGTTTCACTATAGAGGGAGTTGGCACAATCCATAATAGTAGCCAGGTGGCCATAACGATGTTTATTAGAGCTGAAAGCCCAGACTTCACCAATTTTGATATCGCCATGATTATCTTCGCCAAATTCCTTTGCTAGATCATCCCAGCTGCGGAGCTTGACGGTGTCATCGATGTTGTAGGTCATAAAATCACCTGCCTTTACGGTGTGATAGAAAAGAGATCGTCGAACGAAATGGTGGGGGCGATGATAGTTGCGGAATCCTTAATGACGCAATCAATGCAGTATTTGGTGAACTCAAAATATTGGAATGAAAATTCAGGCTCTGGCATATCCTCGACGATAATTCCTTCAATTCTTTCATCACCCTGCTTATAGGTTTTGATTTCTTTGATCGTAAGCGGAGCATCAACGAAGAATTTAGAGAAATCGCCGCTAAGGCAGGTCGGGTTGTAATTCTCGGGGCCCATGCCGTTCATATTAAAATCGGCCTTCATATCAGCCCAAGAGCGAAGCTGGATCCTATCGCCGGGGTAATATACAGGTTCCGGCTCGATCATTTCATCGTTCCAGCTCCAACCACTTGGAGCAGACAAGAATTTTATATCATAACTACATTCATATACACCTGTGATTCTGCCCCAATGGCCGCAAAATTCACGCATAGTATCGGTGAATGTCAAAGGAACAAGAATGTTTCCATCCTTGCTCAGGCCGTATTCAGCTTCCATATCGTCCCACTGGCGGATACGGACCCAATCGCCTACTTTATGCTGCATACAAAATCACCTCACATTGCGGCATCAGAGAAAAGATCGGAAAAAGACAGCGTGGGGACGACTTGCGGTAAAGAGGTTGGCACAGCGTGGCAAAACTCATAGCCAGAAAAAACATACATTTCGAGGTGTGTGTTCTCTTTACAGAATATATGATAGTGATAAATACCTGCACCTCTGTGCGTTATATCCTTGATCGTGGCAAGGACAGGATCTTGAAACCTGGATTCAAATTCAGGCTTCGTAAAAAATGTCGGATTTATACTTTTGTCGACCACATTCATATCGAAATCACGATCCAGTGCGTCCATACTGCTGACGATGACCTGATCGCCTACCTGGTAGGGCTCATTTGATTCCAGCATAGCATCTTTCCAGTACCAATTATTATCGACACCTTTAAAGGAGATCCGACAAGCATTACCCCATTTGTCTGTTATTTTGCCCCAGCGTCCGCAGAGCTTTTGCATTTTTGGATTAAAACCAAATTCATCAGTCAGAAGAAAACCACGATCATCCTTACGGTATTCTTGACAAAGGTCATCCCATTGGCGAACACGCACCCAGTCACCAATTTTATATTTCACGGCAAAATCACCTCACATTGCAAAAAGTTTTTCAAAGGAGACTGTAGGTTCGACCTGGTCGGAAACAGGATCTAACATATCATCGTTAAAACCCCATGGCATGTAAGATATATCATCGGGAGATAAAACATTGCCGTTATTATCCTGTAAATTGTAGCGATTACCAGACCTGCTTACCGTAAAAACCTGGCCGCAATACTTACGCATAGCTGGGTTAAAATACAAACCGTTTACATTTGGCCCTGCCATGCTCGGTATCTTTTCATACTGCATAGCCCACTTAGAAACCAGCTCGTCCCAATCCTTGACGCGGACACAATCGCCGGGTTTGAATTTGTTTTTCATTGCAGTGCCCCTTTGGCAAAAAGTTCTTCAAAAGACAAGGCGGGCTCGATCGCCATAGTAGGGACATCCTCGGCAGGCTCCAGCATTTTTTCACTGAATGACCATGTTATTTTGAAATCACGAGAGCGAAGAATATCCCCGGCATCGTCTACAAGATTGAAATAATCTCCGCTGTATTTGCAAATTGTATAAACATGACCGCAATACGGGATCATGCGGGAGTTAAATAAAAGACCGTCGATACGAAATCCGTCTACGACGGGCACCATATCTTTGGCATTCTCGCTGATGGCTGTGAGCGCTTCCAGGCTTTTGACACGGACGCGGTCGCCGATACGATAGGGCATGTATCATTCATCCTTTCCAAAAAGTTCTTCAAAAGAAACAGTGGGCTGTGTAATGATGGACTGGACAAATTTGCTGCAGTAATAAAGCGTGCTGAGGGGAAATTTCCAGGTAGTATCATTCTCGTCCTGCAGATTGGCAGCAGTAGTGTCGCCATTGCGATCATAACTTATATGAACGATCTGATACTTTTTAAGGCACATCTTTTTCATGCTTCTGGTGATAAAGATGTTATTGACCATACAGTCAGGATCAACCAATGTGGCAGGGGGATTTGCCTGGGCAATGATTTCATTCCAGGGACGCACCCAGACGCTGCTGCCTACTGTTACAGGAACCTCAGAAGCAGGAACGGCTTCGTACAAAAGAGTATCAGAGAAGATCATCTGACCGCCATCTTTGTAGCGGACAACCATGCACGTCATAGGATCAATAAGATCATAACGGATGAGGCATGTCCTTGCATGTACCTGCCCAACACGCATAAGACGGCCGCAGTAAGCAGCTTTTTCCTTATTGAAGCTGATACCGTCCCTTGTATAAAACGCCTCATCGTTACTACGGCCATTTTCCGCGAGGATCGTTTCAAGGCTGCGGACGATGACCCAATCTCCTACTTTATAACTCATACAGCTCCCTCACTTTTTCTTCCGGAATGATTTCGGCATGGCTGCTGCCAAAGAAAGCTTCAAACATTTCATCGTCGTGATCGGTATGGAAGCCGCTGCAGCTATCATGATATTCCCAGGAACCCGTGTCAGTATCATAGACATAAACATCATAGACGTAGCTGGGGCCGGTGAGATAATCATCGTAAGCCCGGATCTCATCCCGAATCAGCTTATGTGCAGTCTGCTGCCAGTTTTCATCCGTGCCGAACTGGTCGATCACATTCTGTTTGGTGCAGATGGCGTAGCCCACCTGACCGGAATCCCACTGATCATGATAGGGCGTCACGCTGATGGAGATGCCGCTATGCGCATACAGGAACAACGGCAGAGCCGCGAACTCCTGACCGATTTCACGGCGAGAATCCAGTTCCGTGCGCGGATCATCGCAGGTGATATCGCCCCAGAAATAGCGGTTCTTGGTGGTGACCAGTTCGATCGTACCGTACTCTTCGTGCGGGTTGACGGGGTCGGTATCGTAGCTGGCGGTAACAAAATACAGTTCCTCATCCTTGGTGAGAACATAAATACCATCCATGGTCTGAGTCGTTTTGACATCGATCGTAAGAGTAGACATCAGGCTTCCTCCTTTTTAGAATGCTTGGTGACTACGGCATCGGCTGCGAAAACAAACCGGTCGGTCAGGGAATCGCTGTTGATGAAGAGCTCGCGGCGCAGATTGGCCTTGACGCCGAATTTTTCTTGAAAGGCAGTGAATAACGCGGACCAATTCGGTTTCATCTCGTCATAGATCAGGTGATAGCTGGCGGCGCTGTGCGCGGTGCGGTCATTGGTGGCATCGACAACAGACTTGACTGCCGCATCAATACGACTGCCGTTGTTCGGGTTGGCGGTGGTGGAACGCAACCATTTGATCTTGGGCTTGGCGGGAGCATTCTGCTCCGGCGTTTCCTGCTTAGGGGCTTCATTCCCAAAGCTGTTGGCATCAAACTCGGCCAGACCGTTTTTATCATACTTGACCTTGGGGTTATCCTTAACGCAGTGGAGAATGGAATCGTTATAGAAATCCTCCAGCACCGTATCAAAGATCTCGCGCCACTGGCTGTTGTCCTCGATGGCGGTCATGGTGCTGAAGTTGCCGCACATGCGGGGATGCTTGTTCATGTAATCGCGGCGGAGCTGCCATTTGACAAAGCCATACGTCCTGGTCATTTTGTCGTAAATCAGATTGACGACTTCGCGGGAATCATCATATTTGCCGGGCTGATTGGCAAGGATCTTACGGACAGTGTCATATACTTCGCCCTTCCACTCGCTGGTGGTAGCGCGGTGCTTGGTCGGCTTGACATGGGGAATCTTGCTCTGGGCGCTCTCCGCCTTTTCGTTGGCAGCAGCGGTGAACTCGGCATCAACAGCGGTGTCATCCGTGGATTGTGACTCGGCGACAGGTTCGTTCTTGGCAGTGAGCATGCGCTGGTTCTGCTCCAGGATATGATTGGCCAGCAGGGACATAGTGTTCATCATGGCAGCCATGGCGGCGCGGGAATCCTTCTGATCCTCGATAAAAGACTGGACAAGCGTGTTGGTAGTCTCCTGAGACTTGACCAGCGTATCAAACATCAATTTGAAGGTATCATTGCTGACGGCAGTCTGCTGGTCAGGGGCGGCGAGAACGGAGTTGCCGTTATAGAGGGACTCCATCACATCCCAGACAAAGTCCATGAACTTATCGGCTTTGGGCTGACGGGAGAAACGGCAGATCTCCATGACACCACGGATGTTGTAGACATAAGTATCGTATGCCTTACCGTCAGTTGTTACCAGTTTGGTAACAGCTGATAAAGTGTCAAAGCGATCTGCGTTTCTGTCATGAATCTTTTTGATTGCCACACGCGGGTCTGTATACTCAAGTGCTGTGCCAATCTGGTCACGGGTCATATAGAACTCATCAGAATCGTTCTTGTAGAAATCACAAGTCAGAGTGCCGAAAGGCTTCTGGGTGGCGAGAGTGAGAGAAGTAGTTGCAGTAGGCATAATGATTTTTCCTTTCTTTGAAACAGATTTCTTTTAGTATTCGTCCGGGAAGAGGACCGTGGTTACGGAACGGTCCCACTCTGTGATGATCCAGATGCGCCAATCGGGATGATCGGCGGGGTTATAGACGCTGAACAGGCGATCGTTGCCAGAGGCAAGGGCGTCATTATTGAGCTGGGCATCCTCGGCACAGCAATCACCCCAGTCAGCGTTTTCGTGGCGGGTGATACACTGATACACATAGGTAAAGAAATTACGGTCATCATTCATCTTGGCGGCGACGCCATCCGTGACTACAAGAGAGCCGAGCTTGAATTTACTCATACAGAAGCACTTCCTTTCGGGTTGGCCGCGAAGAACTCATCCTCGGGGCAGAAGGGGCAATACCAGGAACCGCCGCGGTAGAAAGCGCCGGGTGTGTCCGGCAGACATTCGTAACAGACGGTGCCGTCTACAAAAGCAAGGGTGTAGGTGATGGATTTCATCATTGGATATCATTTCCTTTCTGTGTGGTTTTGTGTGATGTAAGCTGATAAGGTGGCTGCCTGCGATTGAGTCCGGAATGAATTCTCAAGTTCAGGTGAATCAGAGCCTGTCGGCTTCTTGTTGCTGTGGAATTTTGACGCATTGACGTGACGTTGACAGGCGTTAAGCTCTACAGTTTTCGCTGAAGAACCACTGGAAGCGCGATGGCCATCGGCGACTCGCCGATCGTGGTGGATGGACTGGGTAACAAATTCATACTCTCGGATATGACCTGAGAGTTTTTGCCTTGAACTACAAAGCAAAAGTAAACCTTACATAACACAGTATTTACATAGAGAAAAGCATTTCTGCGGCATTACCGAGCGCTCCAGATGGGGGTCTGAAGCGCCGGCAAGAAAGGAAGAAAAAATGAACAAGGGCTGCATGGAATCACCACAAACCATGCGCCCGGCGGCCGGACGAACAACCGAAAGAAAGGAAGAAACGGCTGAAGCGCCCGGTAACACCGCAGAAACGGCAGGGAAACTAAGAAATCAGGGAAATTGAATCAAGCTGCTTTGGGCTTGAGATCGTTAGAGATACAGGTGAGAAGATCGGCACCATATTTGGCGTTGTACTTTTGGATGACACCGGCAATGGTGGCGGGTTCTACACTGAGGTAGTAGCTGATATTACCGCGGAACTTTTGGAGATCCTCTTCATCCCATTTTTTGCCGTTGCGGCGGTCTTTGAAATAGGTTTCGATGGTAGCTTTAAGGATTTTGTGGTTTCGATAACCAACGGTAATATCGCCATCCTTATTGAGCATCAGACCGAGCATCCAGTTACGACCGGCACGGGTGCCGAAGTGGGTCTTTTCTGTATTCAAGGTAAAGGGAGCATCGAGTTCATGAAGCATGGCGATCAGTTCCCGCTCGACCTTGCGGTAGTTGAAGAAGACACGGCAGGAAATATGAATGTCATCGGCATAGCGGGTGTAACAGATGCGGTCTGTAATGGGCGTGCCATCCGGGTTGACCTTGCCGCTTTGGAACTGGTTGAGCAGGCGGGCAAACTTATGGTCGAAGGGAATCATCATGACATTGGTGATGAAAGGGGAGAACGGGGTGCCCTGGGGCAGGCCGTTATTGAGAAACGCCAGGCTTAAAGCGCGGCGAAGCTCCCTGCGGCCTATGGGGACTGCCAGGATCAGGTTGAAGGGATAGATCTCTTCCATCTGCTTGAGGACAAAGCGCAGGGTAGTGGATGGGAAAAAGCCATGGAAATCAAAATGGCAGAAGTACCAGCTGCGGAACCGTTGATGCTTGATGACGGCATCCTTGGTAGAGCGGCCATTGACATAGGCAAAAGCGCAGGTGTGGTGGTCGGCAAACATCCAGCCGGACATCATATCCTTGAGCTGAGCCAATGCCTTTTTGAGTTCCGGGTGCGGGGCATCAATGGGACGCATCTTGCCGCCGGTCTTTTTCGGGATCTCGAAATGATCGTAGAGTTCCCATTTGTTGGGGTAATCGATCAGGTCCTTATAGCAGGTGTTGAACATCTTGAGCTGGCTGATCATGGCGTCCAGGCAAGTGATTTTCATAATGCGCTCAGGAACTTTGTCGCATACAACGGTGCGGGTGGAGCCATGACCGCCGGAACGTAAGGAATCCAGCGGAATATCGACGCCAAGCATAAGTTCCTCGAACGTGATTTGGCGAGCGGTTTCGGGGGTATTGTAAGTTATGTATACCATAGTGGTGTACCTCGATTGTGTTTGTGATCTTGAAGGAATGATGCTGATCTTAGATATGCGATCGGGATCCAGGGATGTGGTCCATCTTCGCATCGGGTGAGCTTATTAGTGATTCTGATGAGCTAAATTTGGAAGTATGTTTTCTTCCTTGGGTGATTTGGAGGCTGACACCGGGTGACGACCAGACTTAACATGTTGCGACAGTCTCATCTGGGTGCCCGGACTCACTGGTGGAGCTGCAGGACATCCTCCGCTCTCCCCGGTCTGGGTAACAAATTCGTACTCTCGGATATGACCTGAGAGTCGTTGCGATTTACGAAATGCAACGGTAAACATCACAAACAAATTTAAATTACAAAGTGTATTATACGGACGATATATTACATGGTGGTATTACATGGCCGTGATAGCTCCTTCCGTGTCGAGATTGAAAGGCGCAACCAGGATCAGATCCTTGATCTTGCCATCCGTGACAAACTTTTGGAAGTTGATGACGGTCATGGTGGCCGCCATGCGAACCGTGGGCGCTACACCCAGGACCTCGCCACAGGCGGAACGGGGCACCTCGGCGGTCGCTTCCTCGTGGGTGAAGTTCATACTGTCGAGCAGTGCTTTCTTGGCCTGCGGGTCACGCCAGTCGGCTGCATAAAGCTGGGCATCAAACAATGCCGTGCGAACATCAAACATCGCCTTGATATTGGCGTTGTACTGGTTGCGCTTGACAATGTCGCGCCGAATCGCAATATCATCCACGGCCAGGAACACATAGCCTGCCAGCGGCTCACCATGCCAGCCATCGGGCTTGACCTTGACGGTTTCATTACAGGTCAGATTGATATTACCAAGAATATCTCGCAAGGCATCGACCTTTTTCATGCCGACATGGTCATCGAAGAACATCTGGTTGACGAGGTTTTTCTCCTCGACCTTGTCCATATCCCAAAGGGTGAACTTGGTGAGACCGTAGCGGGCCAGCAGCTCGGCGATGGTAGAACCGACAGAACCGCAGCCAATAATGTGAATGGGAGCGGTGATCTTGGCGGGGTCGAAAACCTCGCGGCTCTTATTTAAATTCATCGGGGACCTCCTGACCGTAGGTGTACCGGTCGTACTGCTTATAGTGATTGTACTGGTTGAAATAGATGGGCGGCTGAACGACCGGCAGCGATTCGACCTTGACCATGGTTTTGACTTCATCCAGGAAGGACGGATCAAAAGTATCGTAGGTAAGAAGAACCTCATCCTGTTCACGAATCGTGCCATGATCGTAGATGCGGGCTGTGTAGTAGAGATCCTTGTTCCAGATCATGAAGATATAGAACTGGTTATCCGGGATGTGGCGTTCCTCCTGGCTTTGGATATCCGTGCCGGAGGGGTGCGTGTCCATATAGACGTGGCTGTGACCGTGGTAGTGCAGGTCATCAAAGTGGGGATGCTCAAAGTACCAGCGGCCATATTCCTCCTGATCGACCTCCACCGTAGCAGCGGTGACCGTTTGCGGATAGACCGTGATATCATAGACCTCCCAGCCATCCTGGATGGGGCGGGTAAGACCATGCCAACCGATCTCGGTGTTATACTCGTTCAGCAGAGCGAGTTGTTTGTTCCAGGCATTGGCCGTGAAGTGGATATGAATGGGTTTCTTTGCGGGCGCCTTTTCATTCGGGCTCGTTTTGGACATGGCTTACACCTCCTTTCCGTTCATTTCATCACAGATGATCTGCATGGCTTCCTTGAATGTGATATCGGTGCCATCTTGCGTGCGGATGACCTTGCCACTGCCGAGAACCAGCTGCTGCGTAACACGACCCATGGCCCAGGTCTCGGACAGGGACACATTGGATGCGCTTTGCTGCGTGATAGCCAGGGCAGCGATATAATCATGGTTGCGCTCGGCATCTGCAAGATCGCCTGCATAGCCGCCCAGGCAGGTGGCAAAAGCGATATGCGGGTTATTGATATAGTCCGCAGCAATAGGCTCCATGGGATCATCGGCTTCCACAGCGTGGACATCGGCATCTCTGTTGATGATGTAAGTGGCGGCCATCTTGATCGCGAACCGATGATCAACAAAGACAGCGCGGTAAAACGCAGCCATCTGATCGTTGTCATACGGGTTATCGATTTCATGGGAGCCTCTGCCGATGCTGGAATAACCATCGAGAACGTCAGGGTAGTTCAGCACATAAGAATCGACCATGTCCTCATCATAACAGGAGAGGGTGGTGAGCACCGTGTACTGGATATAACCGCTGCCGATGCCGATATGGTCGATACGGAATCCGCCGCTGCGCAGGTAATCATAGATTTCCTGGCGAAGCTGATTCGTGTCGGTTTTGCGAAGGTAGGCAATCTTTGCGTTGTACTCTGCAATGAGACGAAGATGATCGGAGATGCGGCGCTGGTAGCTCTTGATCTCTTGTTCGGCTTCCTCGATATTGCGGGAGGCGGAGCGGATCTGATCAGCCTGTGCGTTGACGGTGATCTCCTGGGCGGCAGAACGATACTCGATCATATCGTAAGCGTACTTAGCGATAAAGGAAGCCGTGGCGTCCCAGAAATCTTTGCGCGATGCTGCGTTATCTTTTTGACTGATCTTGTAGACCAGCTGAAGCAGCGCGTATTCATCGGGCTGAAGCTTCTGTTCACCCTCGAACAGCCAGGGCAGGAGCATGGGGATGGCACTGATCACACGAAGCCAGATTGCATGGCGGGGACGGACCGCCTGGTCAACATCCACGATGGCCCTGCGCTTATCGGGCAGGATATAGACCTTGCTGTGCTCCGGGGCGATATAGTTTTCGAGCCGGGTCACACTGGTAAGGTCATTGGTAACAGGGAACGGAACCGTTGTGAGGTAAAGGAACTCCGCATCCGTATCACCGTTGTGGCCGTTTTCAAGATGAAGCGTTTCCGTTCTGGGGGCAACCACGCACATCCAGACGGCCTGGAGGATGAGCAGATCATCACCGCTGACGGCACGATACTGGTCACTGGTGAACCGCCCCTGCATGGAGCTTTCAAACGCTTTCGAGAGGATTCTTTCGTTGATTTCCAAAACGGAAACACTCCTTTCTTTAAGCGGCGGACTTAGCCGCGGCAGGCGTTATCCTGCTTGGGGATGTTGAGCATGTAGAAGCTGGTGGCGGTGTTGATCTTCTCGAAATTATCGGCGAACCAGCGGATGGGCTTGTCCAGGTTTTCCTCGCCCAGAGCGATGCCGTTGAAGTTCGTCTGGCCGACATGGTAGTCAACGCCGAACTGATCCAGCAGCTGACGGGGCGTGGTGGTGTCCACAGAGATGGGGGCGGACTCGTGACGATCGAAAGAAGTGCCGACTTTAACCTTGATGATGCTTTCCATAAAACTTGTCTCCTTTGAAATATACATTTATTTTGTGATTTTATACATCGCTTGTATGCGTATCCCGGATGTAAAAGAGGGGGATCAGCCCTCTGCGGCGGTGTCCTCGGCGTCAGCTTCACCGGTCAGTTCCCGGATGAAGGCGGCCTTGCGATCCTTTTCGGCCTGGACAGCGGTGGTGGCGGTGGCCTCGATCTCGTCCAGCTTGGCCTTGGCAGCACCGACCTTATCAAAGATCTCGTTCAGCTGCTCATCGGCGGCCATGTTGGTATCCAGCGTGTAGGTCAGAACGGCCTTGCCGTCGCGGGTCTTGTTGGCGAAAACGATGCCGTACTGGCTGATGCTGCCCATGGTGCCGCCGGTTTTGACAACGAACTGGACGTCGCCGTCCTTATCCTTGATGGCCAGGGCGTCGGGATTCTGCTTCTCCAGCAGCTTGATGTCGTCCAGCGACAGGGTGGAGATGAGGTCGAAAGTGGTTGCGTTCAGGGTGATCTTAGACATAGTAGTTACTCCTTTGAATTTGTTTTGTACGTTAGTACGTTATTGTGTGGATGGCGGATATATCATCAAGACCTTGCGGCCTCGATTTCGTGGTAGGCTTCACGGATGGAATCCGCAGAGCAGAAGAACTGGCGGTCAAGATAGACTTCATAATGACCGCGACGGTACTGGACGGTGAACATAGGCATCACTCCTTTCTGTTGTATTCACGTACCGTTAAATGTAGGGCGAAAATTTGGACCTGCTGCGCAATGCAGGTGAGAACACCGACCGCGAGCAGGATCAGACTTGGCTATTCATGCGCCGTTAAATCTTGCCTAAAGGATACCACTGCACCATCGTTTTGTCAAGTGGGGTGGCAAAAGATTGCTTCTTGGTGCGCAAAATATGTGCGGTCTTGCGAAACGGCAGGGCTGGACACGAGGCAAAACTACGAAATCCAAAATCGCCTAAGTAGGGGGTAAAGTTGCAGAAAGTGTTAAAGTATATTAGCAGTAATGACATTCGTAAAGTTACTCCGTAATCCAGTTCTCTCCGAAATCCAGGTCCTTCGAGAACAAGTTCTCTGCGAACCAGTCTTTCTACGAGTCCAGTATTACTACATAACTTTACTCATGTCTTTGCGGCATTGTTCGGGTTTCGTCCTTGTTCGTGTTTGTTCAGGGTTTCGATTTTGTTCTGGTCTCGCAGGGGTCCGGGCTTCTAAGAGGTGTCATCGTACATAGTGTTCGTCCTTTTTTTGTCATGGTTTACAGGGTGTCATAGGCTTGATTGTACCCCTGTTTACGGAAATCGGCCTGAGAGGGCTTGTGCGGGGCTTGCTTGGTTCAGGAATATAAGTTGTCGTCTTTAAGGAAGAACGGCTTACAGGGCTTGCTAGGCACCTTGTAGCGTGTCCTTACCAAAATCATGCTCGTGTTACAAGTGGTCCCTGGCTTCTCAGATCGTCTATGGGACGGCTGTGCGGCCTTGTACGGGGTTCACCGGGCTTGGCAGGGTAACTTGCTTATGTAAAGGTACAAGCTCGCAGAGGGGCTTGTATGCGGGCGTTACATGGTCGGTGCGGAAACGGCCTTGGTCTTTTACTATGTAATTTGTAATTGTCGTTTTGCATGTATATACACATTTTATGTATATCAGCTGGCGAGGTGGTAGCTGCCGTGCGGGTCGATAAATTCGCTGACATAAAACATCTGCCCGGCATGGAAGAAGAAATCGCCCCCGTCCTTAGCGCGGCTCAGGTGATGGATCTTGTGCTCAGTCAGGCTGCCGTTGCGCCAGACGGTCAGCAGGATTCGTTCGTGGTCGCGGCTGTGCTGGATGCGGTAGGTAGTGGAGCCGATTTTAAGCATCTGCGATGGCCTCCTTTCAGGCAAGCAAATCATCAATTAGAAATCAATTCAAAGGGCAAATGCTCTGCGGCCTGGACGCCGTAGGTGAAGCGCAGACCGGTGTGCAGGTTCTGGAATACGAAACGGGGAGGGAAGAGCTTGCCGTTGTATTGGTAGTCGACGATCTTGTAGCGGGTTCGTTTGCCTTGGATGCGGACGATCATGCCGGGTTCAAGTTTCATCGCTGACGGTGCCTCCTTCCTTTGCAAACAGATCTTGGAAAGCCATGCGGGCGGCGATCTCATAGACAGCATCTTCAAATTCGGATTCCATGCCGGGTCCGATTTCATCTTCGTCCTCATCATCTTCATCCAAATTATCGTCCTCGTCATCATCATCACCATCATTGTGGCGGACAAGAGCTTCAAAGCTATTAAAGCCGAGCAGCTGGGCAATGTAATCTTCCTCAAACCAGAACAGGTCGTTGATTGCGGTGTCGGTCGGGTTTTCGCCCAGGACTTCCGGCAGCAGGTCATCCAGCCGGTCAAGCTGGTCGGTAGTCAAGTGGTCGGTGCGCTCTTTAGCACCGGACCAGAATTCAAACTGGGACAGGGGTTTCTCTACGGTATAGGTCATTGTGTTCATTCCTCTTCCTGAGATGCTTTATCTAACAGGGAACGGCTTGGGTGGCCGCAGGCATACTCGATCATAACATCGGGGTTGTTGCTGTGACCATATGTCCAATCGACCTGGATAAGACCGCGGGTCTCACCACAGACAGGGCATTTCATATCGGTCAGTTCTTCGTAGTACGGTTCAATTTTGACCCAGCCATCCGGGTTATTGAGAATTACCTGCTTGATAAGGAATCTTTCGATCTCAGATTCCAGGTAGGGATGGGTGCTTTCGTTGAACAGTCTCGATTCCGGGTTATAGCTGAATCCGCAGTTTACATACCGGAACTCGGTGCCAGCCTTGATGCCGGGCAGGTCTTTGAGCGTGGTAACTTTGTAGATCATTTGGCGGAGCCTTCTTTCTCTGACGTAGTCTTAGCTGGCGGCGTCATTATTCATGAGACAGATCGTGCCAGTACATGACGGCAACCGTGACAAGTGCGGCGACGACCAGGGGGAACACGACCCAGCCGGGCAGGGTAGCGGCCAGCCACAGGATCATGATGAACAGGGCAAGGACGGCCAGGGTTGCGAGGATGCAGGCCAGGTGGAAGAACGGTTTGGATTTCATTTCGTGTTCACTCCTTAATTGCTATATCATAAATTTATTGATTGTTATGGTAAAAGAAAAGCACCCTTAGTCCAGGATGCTGGCGGTTGCGACACTGGTCAGCTCGTAACCCATGAGGGCGGCATTGGCGCGGGCCATGGCAGTGACCTGGTCCAGGATGGTTTTGCCGATCAGATCTTTGCCGGGCTTGCGCAGTTCGGCTTGCAGTGCATTGGCGTAGGTACGAATCATGGTCGCGGTGATACAAGCCTCGTCACTTTCAAAATCGTTTTGCATCTGGATGGTGATGCAGACCTTTGCAAACTCGCTCATGCTGCACAGCTCCTTTCATTCGCCGATGGTGTACTTGTCGGTCTGACCCCAGGCGGTGAGGTATACGGTGTCGCGGGCAATTTCGATCTGGATCTGGTTCATTGTGGCACGGTAGGTGAGCCAGGCGGTGGCCAGGACGGTGGTGGTGACGAGCGCGAGGGTGAGGATGATGCGGACGATGGGGTTCATTTTCATGGCGGCGGCTTCCTTTCTTTGGCGTTCCTTGCGGAGCAATGGATAAAACCGGTTTTGTTCCGGCTTGGTAACTAAAAAATGCCGCCCCGATTGGAGCGGCTGGCAGGTCAGACCTCTTCGATTTTGAAACAGTACAGGTCGCGGTCGTATCCTTTTGCGCCCAATACTCTGGTCATAAGTGTAACCCACTCTGTGGCTGTTTCTTTCGGACCTGGTTCGGACTTGGTTACAAAATGCTTTTCGTTTCCAAGCCCGGCGAACATGGTTGCGACATATGCCATAGACAAAAACCTCCCTTGCTATGTAAAAAAGCGGGGCGAGGCAAGACGGTTTCGTTTTCTGGCGGAGCCGTGGTGGTAGGGTCTGGCCTACTGGTGGTGGGATGCTTTCTTCCCCCGGCCCACCAACTCCGGGCATAGTATGCCTATTAGGCAGCGGTCTTCTCGGTATGAGCCTTGCCGTCGTCAATCAGCTCGGTGACCTGGTGGGCAGAGTTCTCGGTCAGTGCGTTGATGATGGCAGTCTTTTCGTCCTCGGTGGCATGGCTGGCCTGCACCATGGCGATGACCTTGGCCACGTTCTTGGCATCGGATTCCATCTTGGCAAGGCGGGCTTCCATGGTCTTGACGCGCTTCTCTTCCTCGCGCTGCTTGCGGGCGACTTCTGCCTTGGCCTGCTCATTGGCCTTACGGGTCTCGGCGGCCTTTTTGGCACGCTCAGACATAGCATCCCGGTTGGCCTTTTCGGCGGCCTTGAGGTCTTTCTCTGGGATAGTGCCCATCGGCTCGCCCTTGAGGATACGGGCGGTAGACCAGACCATGAGCTTGAGGAACGTGTCGTGCAGTTTGGCGGTGTCCTCGCCCACCTCGGCCTCGGCCTGATGGCACAGGTAGCCTACCTGCACATAGTCGGAGTTGGTGATGCTGTACAGGGGACGGTCGGCGCCTTTCTCGGTGCGCGGGTTGCGCTTGCCAAAGGCGGAATACCACAGGTCGAGGGACTTCTTGAGGTCGCGCTGGGTGTCGTCCAGGTGGAACAACTCGTCAGTATCGGCCAACGCCTTAGCATCGGCAATACCGTTCTTGCGGCGCAACTCCATGACCAGAATGGCTAGGTCATAGATATGGGTGGCGTTCTTCAGCAGGCCGTCGTAGCTTTCGGCTACCTTGGCTTCCTGAAGCTCGGTGGCGGTGATGTTGCGCTTCTCGTCGTATGCCTTGACGGCTACGTCGCACAGAGGGGACAGGGACTTGACGTTCTTGATAGCGGTTTTCATAAGTTGCTTCCTTTCTCCGGCATAGCCGGACTTGAATATGGTGATTTTTGTACGCCTTTTGCATACACGACAGCCCCCGACCGTTTCCAGTCAGGGGCTGATTCTATGTAAAAAACGCTTGAGACGATCGACTATCAACTAGTCAGATGGTTCGCTAACCGGGATTCTCAGCCCCGGCTATTTTTCAAGCTCTGATGGTCGATGCTGGTGGCGTTGTATTCTCTTATCTCTGTACCCGGAAACCACTCCGGGTCGGCCGGTTGACGCTAAAATTGCAAGTAGCGCAGATATGTTACTAACCGACAAACATAGCATTTTTCGCCGTGTTCGGCCTTTGGAATGGCCTAGCGACGGGTAATTCGTATGCCGTGCTGTTGACAAACAGGCCGTCACAAGAGCATTGCTAATAACCTGCTTGTTAGTGTTCTCACTGTTTCCGTTTACAGTGTTTCACAGTTTTGGTGCACCGGTTTGACTTCCGGGTTTACCACCCTTGCAAGGTGGGTACAATATCGCCTAATAGCTTTCGGCGTGTGAAGCCATCATCACGACGGTTTCTATATCAAGGTACACCTGTACCCTGAAAAGTTCCTAACTGATTTTTTCGTTTTTTCGCTCTTCATGTACATGGGTGTTGCCCACTGAAATACACTCTTTACGCGTACTAACTAATACGCCCCTATGTGTTGAAACACCGGGTTTGTGCCGTGAGGGTACACTCCAAGCGGATACTTGGCTACTTTACAGTAATACCTAAAGCCGCTGTACTGGCAAGGCCAGCCGAGGCGCTAACAACATGGTACACTTGTAGCTTTTTTCTCGGAAAAATCTGTCATTCACTTTTCAAGGTACAGTTTACCCATCGAACCGGACACACGCCCATGCAAGGCGCAAGCGCTATGCAAACCTACTCAAAAGAGTGGGCGTGTATTCGGTTGTCAAGGTACTTGCCCCGCGTGACTTGTGTTTTGTGTGTGTCACTTAGGACACCCATATAATACACCAAACCTTGCATTGCATTTTTTGATAGACTATGCGCGTGCGCTTTTTCGCGTATATAAGGTAGGGCGGATTGACATGATATGCACACTTTTCGGGGAAGTGTGCATGATGCAGATTTTTGCGATACACCGTCAAAAAGTGAAGTTTTTGCAGCGTGCCGGAAAATTTTGGTAGTGGGGGTGGGATAAAAAAGAAAAGGCGGAACGACGCGGTTTTTCGGCCCCAGTCATTCCACCACACTCTCGGCTGTATTCTCGGTTCTCATAATCGCCTACCTTTATATATAGGCCGCTCACCTCCATCAGTGCCCTATTTTTATACCTCAACAAAAATCAACACAATGTTCATTATCATCATCGGCCCACCGCTTCGGCAATTCCACGCTCCACCGTTCAAAATCACCGTTTCAAAATACCTTCAAAACCATAAATTCCGGCCTATTTTTGTATCAAAACGATCAATTTCAGCCCATTTTCATCAAAAAACAGCGCATTTTCGTCGATTTTTCAGTAACACCGCTCCATGCGGTCCCGAAAACGCCCTGCGAGGCCACTTTTACGCCTTTCAGAGGCATATTTTTTCGCAATTTCTATTGACGTGCCGTTAAATGTAGTGTATAATATAGTTACGGAAACGAAAAAGCGCCACAAAACACCGCTAATGCACACAGACTAAGGAGTTCCACACTATGAAACGCTCTAATAAGCTCGCCACAGCCACTAATGCAGCCAATGAATCCAAAATCCAGGCTTTGACAGCCATGTTGCTCCGCGCCAAGACCCAGGATGAGCGTTCTGTGTTGATTGAGGCTTTGGCAGAAGCCAATAATATGAACATCGTAGTAGGGGGCACATGCAAGACTCCGGCCAGAAGCCATGACTGCTGCACTACGTTATCGCCATACAAAATCGACGGTTCTAAAAAGGCCACAGCGGCAGAGCCTATCCGCAATCAGGATGATTTCCGCGCCATTGGTAACTACCTGCTAACCAATGGTAGAGAGCGAACCAGACAGCGCAATTATACCTTATATATATGCGGCATCACGCTTGGCTTGCGAGTAGGTGATCTTCTGAACTTAACCATTGGTGACGTATATAACTTGGCAGAATCCTCTGTGCGAAGCCATCTTCAGATCATCAACCAGAAAACGCACAAGCGCACAACTGATTTGATAACTCCAATGGCAGCACAGGCCATCACTGATTTGGTAGAAGAAATCCGCACCACCCAAGGCGGGGTATTAGATGCCAATTGGCCGTTGTTCCAAAGCACGAAATGGTGTCGCGCCGGTGGTATGACCAAGAAACTTTCGCAAAGCCAAGTTTATCGGTTTTTGACAGATGCTGCTAAAGCATGTGAAGTCCAAGGCCATATCAGCACGCATAGTATGCGCAAGACCTATGGTTATGCCGCCAATAGTACACTAAGCCAGAGCGGAGTACCGGCAGCACAGATCATGGAGACTTTGCAGGCCAAATTCCGCCATAGTGACCAGACTACGACAATGCGTTATATCGGTTTGCAACAGGAACAGATTGACGCAACCGCACTTAGTGTTGATGCCGCATTGGGCGGCTTATAAATTCCGGCCGCAATTAACGGCACATAAATATTATAAATGTATGATAAGAGGTTTTAACAATGAGCAATACACAAACAACCGCCAGTACACTCTCGCCAGCTGCTAATGACTTTATCAACCGCAATCGGCCGGGATTCCGCGCTGATATGCGCCACTTAATGACCACATTTATTGATGATATTGTAGACTTTGCGGACGCACACCATGTGGACCGCGAAACTACGATGCTGGAGGTAGGGCAGCAGCTGCGGATGATCCCAAGCTATGCGGATCTGACGAGATATCGGCCAACTCCGTTAGATGACGATGCTCCGCAGGATTGATGCTGCGCACCAGAGAGGGTCCACCAGATAGGCTCCGCCAGAAGAGAGGTTCCACCAGAAATGATTACATATAATGGCGCACCCGTTATGGGCAGACATGTCGGCCTGCATGCCGTTACATTGAAAGATAGCAACCCGTATGAAGTGATTTACCATGTACGGCGCTGGATGAACATGATTGACGATAAGCGCGAAATTGATATTCAGAACATCACGCAGATTGCGGATGACCGCCGTGTCTACACAACGATTTGGTATACCGAGGTGGCGCGATGAGATCGATTGATTCAAGCGCTGAGAACCGTTCACTGGAGCGTGCTGCGGTGCCGACAGCCCATATGTCGCGGGTTTCGTAGATGGTGATTGCTGCTGTGGCGACTGGAAAGAGAGGCTAAAGAAGTGACAACTATACTGACCAATATCCTGATATTTATTGTCGCAACCATAGTGTTTATGCGGACATCAGGCCAGACACATGAGATTTATAAGCTACCCGGACTTTTAATGCCATCAATACTGTCTGCGGCATGTCTCGTTTTAGCTAGCATTAGCTCCATTGCTTATACGTATACCGAGTATCGCGTGGCTGCGGAACTCTTTAAGAACGAGGGTAAAGAAGACTCCAATATGTTTGCTTTTGCGCTTATCGTATGCGCCGTTATTTGTGGCTTAACTATTTGCGTCTTCATATTTTGTTACGACAACTTCCCGCTCGTAGAACTGCTTGCCTATCACAAACAGGTAGACAGTGCTTTTGACAACATCCCGCGTATTCCATACAGTACATTTAAAAAAATGTATAAGCTGCACCCTGAGAATTTCAAATTTATCGATTCGCAGATTTACTTTCCTTCTTATGGGTTTGAATATCGCGGTAAGAGGTTTTCTCTAAACTTTCTGGACTTTATGCGGGCGCTAAGCCTGGTCGATGAGCATATAACAGAAAAGGACTTAGCGCACGAAAGGGCCAAGCGGGTCGAAAAATATGAAGAGCAGGCAAAGCTTTACGCCATGATGCGCGATGACCTAGCCCGCGACCTTGCCGCCATAGAAAAGCAGAAGGTAGATGCCTATGACAAAATCAAAACATCTACAGATAACATCAACGAGATAGCCAGAAGGCTGACAAAGGAGGCGCACTGATGGCACGAATTGTATTAGACGAGAGACCTTGTAATTGTAACGAATGCCCACTATCAATTCTGACGGATTGTAATTGTCTTCCATACAAGCATTATCTACAATATCAGTCATGGCGTCCGCAAAAAAAATTCTATTGCGACTTCATTATCACATTAGACGAACTCAAAGAAATAAAAAGGGTTAGAGGAGGTTGATGAGTGATGGACGCAGTTGAATTTGTTAAGACGGTAAACAGGTTATGCAAAAATCTACGCTGCAAGGAATGTCCTGTTTATAAAGAGGGAATATGCACGGTTGGGTTCGACGACTATTCAGTTAAAAGCATTGAGGAAACAGTTTCAAAAGTCGAGCAATGGGCAAAAGACCACCCAGTCAAGACCCGCCAGAGCGAGTTTTTGAAGATGTTTCCGAATGCGGAATTTTGTCGAGATGTTATAAATATACTGCCATGCAGCATCGAAAAAGAAATGTGTAAATACTGCGACAATAGTAAGTGCGAAGAGTGTCGCAAAGACTACTGGCTCACAGAGGTAACCGACAATGACTGACTCAGACAAAGCAATTGCATTGCGCCCATCATACTGGGCAAGCGTATCTGGCGGAAAAGATAGCCTGTATATGCTCAATTACATACTGCACAATCTGGACAGATACCCGCTTGACGGCGTGGTTCACTTTGAACTCGAAATCGACTACCCGTTTATACATAACGTTATCGACTATATGGAAACGGAGTGCAAGCGAGCTGGCATCCAATTTGTGCGAATCAAGCCGAGGAAAACGTGGGAAGAATTGTATGATAAATGCGGTTTCCCAACAAGAAAAGTAAGATGGTGTAACGGTCACTATAAACTTGATGCAAAGCGGCAACTATCCGAATGGCTGAACGAAGTCGGTTTTTATGTAGTGCATTACATAGGCTATTGTGCCGACGAAGAACGCCGTTTCAACAAGCGGTTGAGTACCAAAAAGTTAGAGATATACCCTCTCGCAGAAAACGGCATTAACGAAGATGTGATTTTGGAATGGGCAAAGACACAGCCTATTTTCAACAACTACTACAAAACCAACAAGCGTTGCGGTTGTATGTACTGCCCGATGTCCTCGTTTCTTAACTTTGCCTATCTCTACAAATACTACCCCGAAAATTTCCGGTATATGCTTGAAAAAATGCGTGAAACGGAAGAATTGAGAGAGCGCACGCTTGGTAGACCGTTCTCTGTGATTTCATCGAATCCAAAATATAATGCGGATTACTTGGAACACATCGTCAAAACGAAATGGCTCGAAAGGCTCAATGAAATGGAGGTAACCGACAATGACTAATATCACAACCATGCGCCCCGGCGAACACTTCATGTTCAAAAATTTTGAGTGGGTCTGTCTTGATCCGAATCACCCTGACGGCGGCGTTCTGGCAATTATGGCTGAACCGTGGGCAAAAGATGTAAAGTTCTGCCCAAGTGATAAATTCGCTGATGAAAAAGGTAACTGGAATAATTACCGCACCAGTAATGTACGGGGGATTCTATCTGATATGGCGAACGCCGTTTTCGAGAAAAAAGGTCTGCTATTACACACCATTGACCTTGTTGCAGACAACGGCGACCACGCCTATGGCATTGTGCATGACTTTGTTTTTATCTTGACTTGCGACGAGTATCGCAAGTACCGCGAGTTCATCCCGCACTATGACAGCTTGATTTGGACTGTCACACCTTTGTGTTGCGGATATAAGGATTCCGACTCAGACATGGTCTTTGCGAGCCACGTTCGCAGTATGAGCGTGAGTGGTAAGTTGTACAACAGCAATGCGTGTAGTAACAATGCTATCGCCCCGGCTTGTGTTCTCAATCCGAAATCCCTCAATCTGCGCCAGAACATGGCGTATGTAGAGGAGGTATCAGAATGAGCGCCATTTTAAGACATAAATATGTCACGACCAGAAAACCGCACATCTGCTTTGGCTGTGGTAGAAACATTTTACCACCTGCAAGAATGGCATCGATGGCCTACGCAGACTGCGGAACTGCCGAGTCTTATTATTTGTGCAAGACTTGCGACGCAATCACTTCACGCATGGATAGCTATGACGAATACGGCTTTGGAGAATTGCGCGAAGAAGCGTTAAAAATTGAAACAACGGCAGCTGCAAAAGGATGGGCTCCATATAATGACTGACAGAGGATATAACATGAACGACAACCCAGTCAAAGAAATCACACGCCCTTGCATCATGGTCTACAAAGGCTACGGTGTCACACAGATCTGTATGGAATGCGACGAAGAGACCGGCAGAGCTATCCTTTACGGCAAGCTGGATGGTATTACGGACCTTATTACGTTCCAGGCAGATTCAATGCGCGAGATTGAACAATCATTCCATAATGCTGTTGATGACTACCTGGACTTCTGCAAGGAAGTAGGGAAGGAGCCGGAGCGGCCACAGCCGTAACGTTTACTAAGAGAAGAGGCTTTTCACTTAGCACGGTTAGATATGTCGCGGCGTTGTTTTTGATAGCAGAGCACGAACTTATAAAAAATGGTGGAGAATAACAATATGTACTATGGGCTAGAGCTCACTTGGCGAATGATAAACAAGACCATAAACAGGCCGAGTAAGGCTGTGCCTCATTGGATTTTCATTAAAGGCTATGACGCAGCGTCGGACAAAGCGTATGCCGAGCTGAACGGATATAAATGGGAACCAAGTCCAGACAGATGGGTTTGCTCAAAATGCGGGGCGACAACTAATGATATTTCTGCTAAGTGCTGCCCGCATTGTAATGTAGAGATGATTGGTAAGCCTGAAGTTATGTCGGAAACCGTTGCAAAATTTAAAAAAGAAGTTCTTGAAGAAATGAGGTTAAAAAATGAGCTTGAATGATGATCTCGGTACTCGTATGAAAGAATATTACGAGGCCGTTCCAAAAACTAAACTTATGAGACGTATGCCGGTAGCACTGCGGCTAGACGGCAGGGCATTTCACACTTTTACTCGTGGCTTTCAGAAGCCATTTGATGCGGTACTTATGGATGCCATGCAGAAAACTATGCGGTACTTGTGCAAAAATATCCAAGGCTGCGTGTTTGGCTATACACAGTCCGATGAAATCACGCTGATCCTGATTGACTACCAAACGCTTACCACGGATGCTTGGTTCGATTACGAAGTCCAGAAGCTATGTAGTGTGTCCGCCAGCATGGCTACCATGGCATTTAATAATTTCTTTTCTGTTTGTGTTGACGATTATGGCAAAGCCAATATTGAAGACTGGTATCTTGGCGGCACAAATCGTGAGCTATCTGACAATGAACGCTCCGCTTTGAAGTACATAGAATCTTATACCAAATCATTGGCAGACGGCGCTATGTTTGATGCTCGTTGCTTCAATATCCCAAAAGAAGAAGTCTGCAATCTGATTTACTGGCGTCAGCTTGATGCGACACGCAATTCCATCCAGATGGTTGGCCAGGCGAATTTCTCGCATAGTGAGCTGCAAGGCAAGAAGTGCAGTGATATTCAGGACATGCTTATGGAGCGATATAAAATCAATTGGGATAAATATTCCACGCCATGTAAACGCGGCACAGCCTGTATCTATAAGGATGGCAAATGGGTCATCGACGCTGATATGCCTGTCCTGAAAGGCGAAGACCGCAAGTATGTTGACCAATACATTTTCGTAGGTGAGTAAAAAATGACAAATAGCCAGAGACTTCGTTTGCAGTCATTGAGCAAGGACCAGCTAGTCAAACTAGTAGAAGATTATAAGTATGCGCTGGATATTATCAGTGAGATCTGTGTGCGTGAATCTAAGGGCGAGGACGCTCATGAGTTGTTTGATGCAGTGCGTTACCGACTGGGCGTGCTGAACCGGTATGACCTTAATAGCGAGTGGCTATCTGCCCAGATTGATATGGAGCGCGGGATGCTGACGTCTGAAGCGTTACGTGAAATGGTATTAGGCGGTGACAACGATGAGTGAACATTTACTATCCTATAACGAGCGCCAGAACTGCAAGCTGGCTATGGCATGGTATGAGCGTATAGACGAAACCGTTCACAGCACACGGCCTGTTGGCGAAACCAACTATGACGAAGAATGCCTGAACTCTGTAAATTTCTATTGGCAGATGGCAGATGTGATGCTGCAGGAGCTGATGTTCGCGGCTGAGGATGCCAAGAAACTTGACCCGCGTTTGCAGATGTACAGTGTACGTAAGGTACATGACGAATGTGTAGAGTACCTAAAGGCGCTTCGGACAGAGATTGATGATTGGCTGGATGAAAATACTGAGCCTGTGCCGCAGCAAACCATCAAAGAATTACTTGCCAAATATACACCAGAAGAATTACAACAAATTTTGAGAGAGGAGTTAGCCACTGTTGGAGTCGATCCAGATGATGCAAATGCAGTACAAGAAATACTGCAACCAATTAACTGGAACGCCGCATCGGTAACATCATAAAAATCATGGAATATATTGAACGCAAAGATTACAACAAGGTTATCACCATAAAGCTGGTCATTCCTGGCGGCTGTAATTGTAAATGTCCTTTTTGCTATATGAAGGACTATGATGCGGTTATGGCGAATGATTTTCAAGAATTCCATAAACATTATCTTAGATCCCTTGTTGACCTAATAGAAAAAATTGGTGACAAAAACCCTATCTCGCTTGATATTACGGGGAATGAACCAACGCTGAATTTGACGCAGTTTATCACGATTCTTAGAGAGTTGGATGAGGCAGATATAAAAAGCAAAGTGCAGCGAGTTACACTGACGACGAATGGGTTTAATCTGATGAAAGTGGCACATTATCTTAAAGGCGTTGTGGATTATGTGAATATCTCTGTACATGATTATGATTTTGACAGGCGCCAGAGAATCATGGGGGCGAATACTTTTACGCGAGAGCAGTATTACAGCATGACGCACACGCTCAAGCAGTTGGGTATTACCACTTCTGCTTCGGCCGTGATCTATAAACCGGTTCCTGATTTTAAAAAGTGGTTTGACGAGTTTGTAAGCTGGTGTGAAGATGCTGGTTTTATTGCACTGAGACTGCGCTGCGATGTGTTTTGGCCGCAAAAAGAATTGTTTGATGACTACATGCAGCTGGCCATGGACGATAAGGAGTACACCGTTCTTACACATGAGCATACCTTGGACTCACATTGGTGCAGGTTGCGGAAGAACGATAAATTCAGAGTTTTCTTTTTGCATGGTGTGCGTGATACATCTATTCTGACAAAAGGAATTGAATATGTAATAGATGAAGATGGCATTGCTTACTGCGATTTTTATAAGCGGACAAAAGTCAGCGACTACAAATATGAGATTGGTAAAATTTATGATGCCATTTAACCACGTGGAGGTGGATATGACCTATGCAAGATAACATATACCTTGAACAGTTTGAACCACATGCGGCAGAGATTGCACATAAAACGCATAACAAAATGAAAGCTAAAGAACTGGATTATATATTCGAGGGTCTTATAGTGGCTTTGTGCGAGAATAGGAACACGGTTGTAAAGCCAGTTACGGTTCATGCAAATGCGCGTTATGTGTGGTGCGCTGACCACTGGGAGAAAGTAGGGGAGATAGATGTCACCTGATATTGTATTGGGTTGACTGATGGGTTTCCCTGCTAAATGTCGTGATTATGAACGAGAGGACGAAACGGATAATTGTCCCACTGTTACTGTCTCGAAGATTAGTATTGCTCCAGACGGAACGATGTCACAAACTTTTGAAGTTAATGGGGAGGATCTGTATGACAAGAAAACGATATGTAAAACTGATGATGGCCAGTGGTTGGGATAGAAATACGGCAAATTATATTGGCATTGATCCATCCAAGTGCCATCCATGTGTTCCACAGGAGCGGAGACTAATTGCCTGGGCTTATAGAGGAAGTTTCCCGTTTAAGAGTTACAAACAAGCTTGGGAAAACGACAAAATGCTTGTAGCAATACAGCGAATGTACGATGGCTTGCCGCCGCTAAAAGCTGGCTGTGAAAAGGAGAATGTTGATGAATACTAAAAATGATTTGATCCTGCGTAGAGATGCGATTGCCGCGCTTGGTGATGCGCCTATGAACTGGACGGATACGCCCGAAGAGATACAGGCTGTGAATGATTGGCAGGCCGCGATTGAGGCTATTACTTCTATCCCTTGTACGAGTTTCCGGCTATGGGAATTGACCGAGCTGGATATTTGCGAACTGCATGGTGATATTGTTATTGTATCTGCGCCGGACATCCCGGAACTGAACAATAAAATGGTGCCGTGCCTTGGCAGCCATAAGGACCCGGACGGGCACAAATATGTGGTACTGGACGGAGAAGAATACAGCCAGGACTTGATTACGGGCGGGTTTATTAAGCTATATCGCATGGCCGGAGTGTGATAGATTGTATTTAGAGAAAAAATATTTCGAGATACATAGGATCATTGTGCCACAAGATTTGATTATAAATCCAGTCAATAAAATCGCGCTGCCTGTTTATTTGACCATGTACATAATGGATAACTCTACTGTAAATGACTGTTACAATTTACCTGTTACATTAAAAAACATATGTGACAGAGTAAGAGTTTTTAAGAATATACAACTGCGGGAACCACATTATGCTGCCGTGGCAGACGCGATTCAGTGGCTAATTGATAGAGAGTACATAGTGGTTGATAAATTTGATAGAAAATCTACCGCAAAGTTTTTTTACAAATTTACTGACGACTTAAAGAATACTATTAAAAAAGGTACGAACGGTAAAAAACAGCAGTTTTTATATGTGAGCATTAAAGAAGTAAATAAGTTGTTTTCAGCAATATACTACAATAATAAAAATTGGAAATTTTCTACTGATGCACTTATTGTTTATATGTATTTAAAACTTAAAGAAACATCTTGGCAGTATACACAGAGACGTAAACCATTGCCAGTATGGGTTGGCTATTTGGGAAACATGTATGATGTGCTAAATATTTCTTCAAGAAAAGTATCTCTTATTATAACATGGTTAAAATCAGAAAAAATTATACTACCTATTTATGGTGTGAAAGAGAAAAGCAGCGGGAATAGGGCAAAAACCATTATTGTTTTTTTGTTGTGCTGCAATGAATGTGACATACATAAAATTGTCGCGTCTGCAGAAGCGCAGATAAAAGAAAAGGATAAAAATGCGTGTTGGTATCCGGTTGACATTGCCGAAGCAGATGTTGATGCACTCGATGAAACTGCGCTTGATGTGGTTTGCGACGCGGATGAACTTTACTAAGAACTAACGCCCAACAGGGCGAAAATATAAATAGACTGGCCCCGATGGGGCAGGGAGGTGATTTTATCGGAAATGCAGGAGTCTGGCTTTGAAATCTATGAACAGGGCATAATGGCCCCTGCATGGATTGGCAAAATGCCAGACAGGGAGGTCATTATTTGGAAAAGAAAAAAATTGAAAATCTGTACTGCTTGATTGAAGCACTGTACGATGTGAAGGATGCCTTTAAGGCAATTGTATTTTTGACTTGCGCTGTATTTATCATTTGGTATTCCTCGGTAATTGTGAGCCGGGCATTCGCTATTGCTTTGTTTGTGGTATTGCCGCTGCTGATTGGCGTGCTGTGGTTCTGTATCTACAAAGAGGCTTTTGTGGAAGGCGCTCTTTCTATTGAAGAGATTGAGAAAAAAGACGAGGATAACAAGGAGGGACGCTGATGTTTGCACCTCCACTGTACATTGTACGGAAATTCCCGCTATCTTTTATTATCAGCAATGACTTTAATATCCAGCTTGATGAGGATGAAGAAAAGCGGTTTCAGGTTAAGCAGCAGGACAATATGCTATTTAGGCAGATCCGGCTGATGACGTATGAAACAGACAAGTATAACCGGTTTGTAGTGTTTGTAAATTGCGTTGGCGGGCAGAACAAAAAGCCTGCCATGAAGCGGCTGATCCAACACGGGTTCAAGATTGGCAAACAGGAATTTGTGCTGAGCGAGCGAAGTGCGAGCATGGTGCGCCAGGGAATTTTGAGCTTTGTAGATAAGCGGCTGGCTAAGGAACTGGATAAACGGATCACGATGGGAATCGAGATTGATAAGACTGTATTGCAGAAGCTATATGCTTACCGTGGGCTTATGTACTCCAGTTGCCATTGTATCGAAGGATGGCTGCCCAATATTGTAATTGTCCCTGATTGCTTTTTAACTATTAAAAATCAGCACATCAATTATGTGTATGACAAAAAGATACAATTCAAGGATAAAAATACTGGCAAAGACCGTGAATGGGAACAGAAAGATATTGCCGAGACCACCAAAGATATTGAGATAAATGCTTTTGATGGTTGTGGGATTGCACATCCTAAAATCATGGAAGAGATCCGCCGCCGGATTGGCAGCGATGAGCCGATAACTAGCTTTATAGCACGTGCGCCGTATCTAAAAGGTATGATTCACCAGTTTGATTATGAGAGTTTTTTCGCAGAACGCGGTGTGCGGTTTATTACAGATATTTGGGGCGTACAGCATGACGTAAGCCCTGGGTCTGAGCCAAAGATGTTCTGCCTGGAATCTATGTATAAAGGGTTGAAATACTTTAAGAAGACCGGAACTATAGCAGACTGGGAAGAATACTGGTATCAATTTAAAAAGTACAACCATTGTATTGGTGTGGCAAAGTGGAACTTCTCGGCAGAGCTGGAACCGATGTATACCCGCGGCAATTACCAAATCTTGCAGGATCTTGATTTGCCGTTTGAAAAGTTCAAATCATTAACCGATTATACGATTGACTGGTTTGAACGGATCACTGACGGAGACCCGGTATATACCTACTGCTTTTTGGGTATGCAGGCTGACCGCCATAAAGCGTTGAATGATTATTGTGCTGCTATCCTTAAAAATCCAGAAATGATGAATGAGGATGGAGTACGAAATTACATAGTAAATCTATTAAGCAAATACCGTGATGATATGAAGTGCGGCAAAGTTTGGCTGCATGGATCGTTCTGTTTTTTGGTGCCTGACCTGATTATGCTGGCCGAGCATATTGGTGGGTTGCCATTACAAGGGGCGCTGCAGGCGGATGAATTTTATCGATTCAATCGAGAGGGCACGTTGCTTGGAGAACATTTGATTGAACGAAACCCACATATTTGTAAAAGCGAACATGTTATCTTAAAAGGTGTAACGAACGAGGTACTGGAAAAATATTGCGGGCACCTGGTAAATACCTGCATGGTAAATTGCCGGTCAATTGTGCCGCAGAGATTAAATGGCGCGGATCAAGAGTGGTCCGGGGCTGTGGTAACACAGCATTTGGAACGGTGTGAACCCTTCGTCAAGGGTGTGGCCTGATAGGCTGCTAACAGGGAATGCCCAGTTTGGGAGAATCCTGTGCTTTGCGAAAGCGGAGTGCATCGACTATCCGTGATGAGTGTAACGGAGTACGGTTGCTATTGACACGCAGCTGAGAGCGCACCGCTGCCGGGAAGACGGTAGAAGATATAGTCAGCGCCTACAAAAAAACAACGTAGGTGTGTACGATGGAGACCTGGTCCTCGTATTGGATAACAAAACTATGATGGAAGGAGTTGACAGAAACGCAGCAATAACACTGGATATTGACGATAAGGTTTGCGCCCTTGTAGAAGCTGATACGGTACAGAACAAAACTGAGTGTATTATCCGCGGATTAAAATCCCGTATTGGTGAAATCTCTAATTTTGCAAGTTCGTACCATAATAAATGCCCCAGAACAGAAGAACAACGGCAGCGGTACGATACATTCATAAATCTTTTGAGTGTCAGTAACGGAAAAGAAATTGACGCGGCAAAGACGGGTGTACATTTTAAGATACCGCGCAACATTGAAAAGTATGGCCGCCCATTGCCGTACTTTATGAAATATGCAAGTCCGTACTACAAGCGCATGAAGAATCTATCAGCAGCGCACAGTAATATGAACCAGTTGTGCTGGTTTATCGAGCGCTGGGAGAACACGATACGCCGCCGCAGAACAAAGAAATTTGACTGGTCCATTATGTTTGATGCGGACGTAGGATACACACAGGAGCATTTCCAAGAGATTGAAACTATCTATCTTGAATTTTGTAAGCTATGCAAAGACTTGGCAGAGTTTGAGCGACAGTGCAAGAATTATGATAGATACCGCGAGATCCTGGCAGAGCAGGGTGTGTCCCGTGAACAGGCGCGAGAATTTGAAACGAACTGGCAATATTATTATAGCGTATACCGCAATAGATGCCAGCTTCTTGTGCCGGATCAGCATGAACTTGCCAATATCTGTGTTGAACTTTGCTACGGCAAATACCCAAGCCGGAACAAAAAGTTTATGTGGATGATGGCGGGGAAGGGCATTGTAGAAAATATTAAACAGGTAAATATCTGCTTGCCATTGCAGTGCGATGATGGTGAGTATGAATACCTTGGTAAACGATACACACTTGCCCCAATGGAGAATGATATTCAGGTAGAATATGTTGATGCTGAACTTATTCCCGGAGGTGATGCGAATGTATTATGATTTTTTCTGCAATGAGAAGATGTTACTTGATCATTATGAGGATTATCACATGGGGAACCGGACGTTAAACCGGCTATTGGCCCAGAGTGGTATGCCACCGGATGTTTGTGCAGATACCTATCTAGCTAAAATGGACAACCATAAAGGTCTTACCTATGACAGATATGACCTGATACTTGATTATGAAAAAAGATGTACGAAAACCAGCAGACTTTTAGAAATTGATAAAATACAGATTTATAAGCAGGATATTGAGTTTATTAAGGATTGCGCCAGAAAATACCCGCTAAAGCAACGTGAGCTGCTTGTGTTGTTTGGCGTGATAGTAATGTGCCGGATCTGGCAGACCGACACGTTAGATCTGACAACAGAGTTTAACTTAAAGCAGTTTTGCAGTTGCTTTAATGGAAAAATCTGGAAAGTGCGGATCAAAACAGACAAATGGTATGATACATACCACGAGCCTGAAAATATGAAGAATCTATATAGTAAGTATAATATTTTACTGCGGACACCGTGTGAACCAGGCCCCAAGAAAATTGGCTGTTATTATACTTACAGTAACTATGAATTGTACGATAGAGAAGTCGTTTACGAATATGTGATAACACCGCGGACAAATCGGCTGAACCTGTGTGAGGTATTTAAAGAGGTGGGACTTGAAAATATCCACTTTTGCCAGTGCTGTGGGGCGGAATATCACTTGAACAGTAAATCTACAAAATATTGCTCCAAATGTGCCAAAGAAATGCGCCGCGAGAAAACACGGGTTCGGACACGAAAGTACCGTAGCCATGCGAAAATGTGACGCTTTCTGAGGAAAGAGTTTTATGTAGGATTGGGTATAGTTGCCCGCTGGGTTTTAAGCCTGGCGGGCTTTTTTGTATGCCCGGAATTACATTTTTAAAGGAGACTTGTTTTTTATGATTACTGTTACTAAGGCTGAGGCCAAGATGATCCGTAAGATGTTCCCGAAAGCGCACATGAGCAAGACCGTACACCACATTATGGTGGACGAAGTAAAAGACATTTTGAAGGCACTGCCCAATAATGTTGACGCGCAGGCTGCCATTGCGGAGATGGAGCGCGATGAAAAGCGCCGTACTGCCCGCACTTTTGATGGCGAGGTGAGTGCATGAACAATTGGCCAATTTTTGAAGGAGAGACAGAGGACCATTACGTTTACCGCATTTGTTCCATGAAAGACCAGATTGGCACATGGCCTGATGTGGCGAATGTTATCAATGAAACGCTGGGGCAGAATAAGGGCGAGTGCGCCTACCGTAAAACTTGGAAGGCTTTTCAGGACATGCAGGATGCTTGCGGCTATGACACGACTGACTCGCAGGCGGTACTTGAAGAAATTAAGAATGAGCGGCGCGAGTTGGAAAAGGCCAAGGTCAAGTTCCGCGATGAGCGGAATGAGGTAAGCCGCCTGATGCGTGTACAAGCCCGCGGTGAATCCATGCGCGAGCTGATTGAACGCTGCATTGATGCCTATGACCCAGCTGAATATGAGCATGTGGATGTGCTGCAGTGTGTAGGGCAGGGCGATTGTGACCTTGTGGTACACCTGACGGATCTGCATGCGGGTATCCATATAGACAATACCTTTAATAAGTTTAACCAGGAGATCATGGCTTATCGGCTGCGAAAATACGCCGGAAAGATTACAGAGATCTGGCGGCGGCATAATGCCAAGAAGTGCTACATAGTGCTTGGCGGCGACATGGTGAACGGTGCGATCCACGTAAACAGCCGCCTGGAAAACAACGAACATGTTGTGGACCAGGTAATTACGGCCAGCGAAGCTGTGAGCTGGTTTGTGGCGGAGATGGCCAAGCTGTTTGTAAATGTGGAAGTGTACAGTGTGCCGGGCAACCATAGCCGCGTGTTCCCTAATAAGGAAGACAACCAGTATGGGGAGTATTTGGACAAGTTGGTGACGTATTTTGTTGGCGCGAAATGTGCCTGCATTAACAACATCCATATGCATGACAATAAAATTGACGATACTGTGGCTAATTTTACCGTGCGAGACCAGCTGATTTATGCTGTGCATGGAGATAAGGATGCGGCTGGCAGTGTTGTGCAGACCCTGACGATGATGACAGGTGCAAAACCAGCCATTGTACTGATGGGACACCGCCATACAAATGCCTTGACTACTGTTTACGATACCAAAGTTTACGAGAGCGGCTGTGTGAATGGCCCTGACGGGTATTGTATGGAAAAAAGACTTAGAAATAAACCGGAGCAGACCGTACTTGTGGTAAATGACCAGGGCGTGGACTGCGCTTATGATATTAAGCTGGATTAAGCCAGCAGGAATTTTGAAAGGGAAGGGGGATGGTTTTTGTGGAAGACCATGAGAAGCAGCAGCCGGAATACTTTTGCAGCTATTCTGGACGGCTGACCAGTTTTTTGAAGGCTTTTGGACTGAGCTATAGCGAACGAGCAAAGAACCCGATTACCGGCGCAACGTTTTGTATTTTTGAGCGGAACCAGAAGCTGCTGGATATTGTGGAGTTTTGGTCTGAGTGCCGTAACAAATTTAAGGATTACGACGAGGCCGGAAACCGTATTGAGCATGAGGCGGGTGATGCCTGATGCCAGGACGGCCGAAAGGATCAAAGAATAAAGCGACTATTTTGCGGGAACACGCCGAGGCCCAAGCGCGAGCACAGCGCCGGATGGAAGAAGACGAGGTCCCCGCTTATTTTGTTTGTGCGCATTGCGGCAAGCGTTTTTTGAAACAGCAGGAAAATTTTTCGGTTTGCCAGAGTACGCTTTGGGCCGGGAATAATTATTACCTGCCGATTTGTAATAACTGCCTGAACAAGCTGTTTGACCATTACGTGGAGACGCTGGGCAATGAGAACGATGCCTGCAAGCGTATTTGCATGAAGTTTGATATTTACTACAGCCAGTCGCTGCTTGACTCTACCGCGAAACATGCGCCAAATATCCCGCGCATGAAAGCCTGGCTGCGGCAAACCAATATGATCCAGCACAGAGGCAAGACATTTGATACATACCTTGCCGAAGTGGAAGGACGTATCATCAATGAGCCGGAAGAAATCTTGGACGCTAAAGGCAAGGTTAGCCAGCGTATGCTGGAATTTTGGGGCCCAGGGTTTAAGGACCAGGATTATGTATTTTTGGATAAGGAATACAAGGACTGGATCAGCCGGTATGAGTGTAAGACCAAAGCGCAGGAGGTTTTGTTTAAAAACATTGCTATTGCGCAGCTGAACGGCATGAAGGTTGCCAAGACGGGTGATCCAAAGGATATTAAGACTGCCAACGACAACCTGCAAAGCCTGTTGGGAAGTGCAAATATCAAACCCAACCAGACAAACGATAATGCGCTGACAGATGCCAATACGTTTGGCACGCTGATTGAAAAGTGGGAACGGACAAAACCGATCCCTGAGCCTGATCCTGCATGGAAAGATGTAGATGGTATTGGACATTACTTTAGAGTTTGGGTGCTTGGTACTTTGTTAGAATTGTTTAATTTAAAAAATCCATACAAGGCCGAATATGATGCCGAGATGGAGAAGTATACGGCGCATAAACCTGAGTACCATATGGACGAAGATGAGTCCAGCACCGCCGCAATCCGTAGCGCTGTTTTTGGCGAGGCAGAGTAAGGCGGTGCATTATGGCTCAGAAACGAATGAGTGCAAATGAAGTTGCGAATGACAAAGCCGACCGTGTGATGAATGCGGTGGCAACATGGTGCTCTTACTACAGGGCAAATCCGCACAGATTTTGCAAAGACTACCTTAATATAGACCTGCATCCGTTCCAGATGATCCTGATTTATATGATGAATCTGGCAACGAATTTTTGCTTCACGGGCAGTCGAGGGTTAGGCAAGACTTACCTGACAGCGGTTTTTGTTGTTACGAGGGCAATCCTTTGGCCTAAGACGAAAATTTGTATAGCAGCAAAGACGCGCGGCCAAGGGATACAAGTTCTTGAAAAGATAACAAAAGAGTTGATGCCAAACTCTGGTCTGTTGCGAGGAGAAATTAAGGATGTAGTAATTAACCAAAGTAATGCGCAAATTACGTTCCGTAATGGAAGTTACATAGAAGTTGTTACCGCGAACGATAACTCCCGTGGCCACCGTGCCAATTTATTGGTATGCGACGAGTTCCGTATGATCAATAAAGATGTCATCGACCTTGTTTTGAAGAAGTTTTTGACAGTTGCAAGACAGCCTGGATATTTGAAGAAGCCGGAGTACAAACATCTGATTGAGAGACCAAAGGAAATGTATTTGAGCAGTTCGTGGTTTCAGAGCCATTGGTCATGGCAGCTATGCAAAGACTACTTTGTATCAATGCTTGACCCCAATAAAAAATATTTCTGTTTCCGGTTCCCATATCAGATGCCTGTTAAGGAAGGTATGTTGTCAATTGAGCAGGTAGAAGATGAGATGGCTGAATCCTCGTTCAGTGATATCAAGTTCCGTATGGAAATGGAAGCTATGTTTATTGGGGCTACAGATGGAGGATTGTTCAGTTTCGACGACATCAACAAAGTTCGCAATTTGAAGAAGCCGTTCTATGCACCCAATGTGATACTTGGCGGCAAAGATTTTGTACCGCCTGCAAAGAAGCCGGGGGAAAAGCGAATCTTGACGGCTGATATTGCTTTGATGAGCAGCAAGCACAACGACAATGATGCCACGAGTATTTTCCTGAACAGCCTAGTACCAGATAGTTCTGGGCGTTGTACCAGCAATATGGTGTATACGGAGAACTGCGAGGGTATCATCACGCAGGATCTGGTGCTTAAACTGCGCCGGTATTTTAAGTGGTTTGACTGCGACTACATTGGCATTGATGCCAAGGGCCTTGGTGCCCCCATTATGGATTTGCTGATGCATGAGTGCTATGACCCGGAGACGGGGGAGACTTATCCGCCGCTGAATTGTTGTAACAACCCGGACTTTCAGGAACGGTGCCCGGATAAAACTGCACCAAAGGTGATTTGGGCTATCCTGGGCAGCGCACAGCTGAACAATGATGCTACGATTGCTTTGCGAAGTGGCATACAGCAGGGAAGAATCCGGTTTTTGGAATCGGAATACGACTGCGAGGACTTGCTGCGCAAGGAGATAAAAGGTTACGACAAGATGACGCCGACAGAAAAGACGGCTTTGCAATTACCTTTTATAAACACGGGGCTGATGGTAAACGAATTGGTGAACCTGGAATATGAGGCCACCAATAATGTGATCAAAGTACATGAGAAGCCTGGTGCCCGCAAAGACCGATACAGCTCGGTTAGTTATAACTACTACATCGCACAGCAAGTAGAACGAAGCATGGCAAAAAACTATGCTAAGAGCAAGAAAATTGAAATAAACTTTAGAGCGCCGAATCTGAGGAGGGGTAGCTTATGACAGATAAGGAACAGCGTCAGGTTGCCGTGATTTCCCCAGACGGCAAGCGTAATTATGTGCCGGTCTCGGAATTTATGAGCAAGCTGCGCTATGCAAACTTGTCCAACATTAAAGTAAGAGACCTGGAAAACAACAAAGATTACAACCCTACATATCGCAAATACACGAAATCACAGATCGTGACCTACCTGAGCAACCCGGCCAGCTATGAAACGCAGCTGCGCCAGATGAGCCAGTACCTTTTTAATATATCGAACTATTACCGGCGGCTGATCCAGTATTTTGCCAATATGAGTACGTTCAGCTACATTGTGGTGCCGTATGGTGTTGACTACTCCAAGAGCGTGAACGTGAACAAGTTTAAAAAGGGATACTACGGTGTCATTAGCCAGTTGGAACGTATGAATATCCGGCACGAGTTCTCGAAGGTATTGATGGTTGCATTCCGGGACGATGTATATTACGGATATGCCTGGGAGACCAATGACAGTTATGCTTTACAGCAGTTGGACCCGGATTATTGTAAGATTTCCAGCATTGAAGATGGTGTTTACAATTTTGCGTTCAACTTTAGCTATTTTGATGCTAACAGCGAGCGGCTGCCGAATTTCCCGCCGGAATTTACCACGATGTATAACGCTTACCAGAAAGACACCAACCTGAAATGGCAGGAGCTTTCCAGTGAGAATTCTGTTTGCATTAAGATCAATGAACAAACCTATGTGCCGATTCCGCCCTTTGTGAGCCTGTTTAGTGCATTGGCGGACATTGAAGACTACCGCGCTATCAGCAAAAATGCCAGCGAAGTGAACAACTACAAAGCATTGGCGCTGGAGATCCCGGTTGATGATGAGGGTACTTTTTTGATCGACTATGATTTGTGCAAAGACTTCTATGATATGCTGTGCAACGTGTTGCCGGAAAATATCGGAGCCTTTATGAGCCCGATGAAAGTATCCAGCTGGGATTTTGAAAAGAGCGGTGCCGTGAGCGGCAGTGATGATGTTGAGAAGGCTGAAGCGTCCATGTGGACGCAGGCTGGCGTAAACAGCATCCTGTTTGGCGGCGGAGATAAGGACTCGGCCACCTCGGTCAAATGGTCCACCATCAATGACCAGATGATCGTGTTTACTGTGATGCGGCAAATTGAACGCTGGATCAACCGCAAATTGAAGAGTGTTTCTACGGCATATAAGTTTAAGGTAAATATCTTAGATGTTACATATTTTAACCGTGACGAGATGCATGACCGCTATATTAAGGACGGCCAGTATGGATTGCCTGTCCGCGCTGCTATTATGGCGACCGGCGGCTATACGCCCAGTGATGTAGAAAACCTGATGTATTTGGAAAACACGATTTTGGACTTGAGTTCCAAGGAAGTGCCGCTGAAAAGCTCCAATACGCAGACTGTAGATAACGGTGACGGCGGACGGCCTACCAATGAGAGCCAGGGGAAAGACCTGAGCGATGCGGGGGCTGTCACACAGGAGAATGACTCCAACGCGAACTCGGAGGGCTAATGCTTTATGGTAAAAGAAGTAAAGGTCCGAGGACGAGCGATTGCGCTGCACCTGATTTTGGGCGGTGCGGCTTTAGTGCGTGAAGAAAAAGACGATGCAGGGCATAAGATTTATGTGTTTGTTTTGGAAGATTGGCGCATTGAAGAGCTAAAAGAATATGTGAAAGAACAACAGGATAGAAACTACTTTTGACCGGCGGCCGGGCTTATACCCGACTGGCGGCCTTTTTGATTTGTGGGGGTATAACGGTGGATAAGAGACTTAACCGCTTGCCCGTCACCTTTGAGAAAACGGGAGAAGTTGCCGGTAAAGATGTGCGTTTTATCAATGTAACGATTGATGTGATGCACACCGGCGACAACTTGAACGGCTCCACTTTCTCGAAAGAGGTGGTGGAACAAGCTTTGGACAGTATCAAGAATACACCGATCCTTGGTTATATTGAGCAGAACAAAGATGGCGACCTTGATTTTAAAGGCCATGAACATGAGCTGCAGGTAGACGAGGACGGTATTAAATATGTGTACGCGGGCAGTGCTTACGGAGTGATCCCGGAAAGCTGCAATGCCCGTTGGGTGACACGCGATGATGGAACGGGAACCGAGCGGGAGTACCTGCGCGTGGATGGTTTGCTGTGGACCAAATTTGATGATTCCTGTGACATTTTTACGCGGGATGGTGTGAAAGCGCAGAGTATGGAACTGACCGAAATGGATGGCCGGGTAGATAAACGCGGTTATTACATTGTGGACAAGTTTGCCTTTGATGGCTGCTGTGTTCTTTCGACCACTGACCCGCGCATTAAGCCTGCTATGACGGGCAGCGAAGTTGTGGCGAATTTCAGTGCCGGGACGATTGCTGGCCAGATCAAGGATATGCTGGCTGAATACACAGCTTTACAAGGATCTCAATCCTCCAAGGAGGCTGAGATAGATAATTTTGCGAAAGGAGAAGATGTTTTGGAGAAGAAGAATGAAATTCTTGCATCCTACGGCATCGATGCTTCTAAGCTGGATTTCTCTTTGGAGGATATTACCATTGAGGAACTGGAAGAGAAGTGCAAAGCCATGACGGCAGAACCTGCCCAGGAACCGGAAGCTGAGCCTGCTGCTGAAATGACGGCGGAAGAGCCGGAGCAGGAACCTGTCCAGGAGCCTGCTGCGCAGATGAGTGCCGAGCCTGAATCTGTTGAGCCTGCGGCCGAGCCGAAAGAGTTTAGCCTGACGGTAAACCAGCAGATGAACGAGCTGCGTAGTGCTATTGCTCAGGTTACTTTTGTTGACCGTTGGGGCGATGAAGGCACCCGCTACTGGCTGCAGGATGTACAGGACAACCGTGCCATTGTTTGCGATATGCAGGACTGGAAAACTTACGCAATTCCGTTTGCCATGGACGGCGACAATGTTGTTGTTGACTGGGACGGTAAGAAGCGTGTGAAGGTACAGTATGTGGATTGGGAGGACGGCGCTGCCGAGCCTGAGCTGCCTGTGCTGTATGAAGAGTTGGCTGACCGCATTGATGCTGCTAAGAAAGCGATCTCTGATTATGCAGAGGTAAAGGCACAGCTGAATGAGATCCAGCCGAAGTACGATGCCTATGTGGCTGCAGAAGCCGCCGCGAAACAGGCTGCCGATGAGGCGAAACGCGCACAGCTGTTTGAACTGATGGACAAAAAGCTGGAGGGTGTTGCAGAATATGCTGCCCTGCGCGAAAACAAGGATATGGAATTTAGTGCCCTTGAGGACGAGTGCTATAAGCTGCTTGGCAAGAAGGCCGCTGAATTCAGCTACATGCCGCCCAAAAATGCTAAGGGCGAAGTGAATAATGCACGCTTTGGCGTGGACGGGGTCCAGATGCAGCCTGCTGAGGGCAAATACGGTGACCTGTTTGAACGCTATCACGTTCGATAAATTTAAAAAACATACCATATGGAGGTAATTTACTATGGCTGAAAAGCATGCTGTTGTGCGTCTGGACAATATGTCCGGCACCAAAGATGGCTCTCTGCTGAAGAGTGTCAAGGTTTACAAGAATGACAACCCTGTTGCGATCGACAATGCGCAGCTGGTTGTTCTGGGTGAGCGCGAGGGTCGCGAGGTCTATAAGGCCACTGCCCCCACTGCTGAGTCCAAGCCGAAGGATCTGGTCCTGATTGCCAGCGAGGAGCTGTTCTATGATGAGACCCGTACCCACTATCTGACTGAGTGGGTCAATGAGGCTGGCGAGATTTGCCGCGGCTATGTCCTGCACAACGGCAACATCTTTAGTGCCACCGCCGAGGCATTTAACGAGGCCCCCGCTGTTGGCAAGTTTGTTGGCTTTGCTGCTGATGACACCAAGATCCAGATCCAGGCTGCTGCCGACGATAAGACCTTTGGTAAGATTGCCAGCTCTGAGAAGGTTGGCTTTGGCGACGGCGCTTACGAGTATTTCGAGATCGACGTTGCTCTGTAATTGGCGGTTAGCTATAACTAATTAAATATTGAAATTATCTGCGCTGCCCTGAAATATGGGCGGCGCTTTTTCTGTTTAGGAGGAAAATACTATGATCGATGAGAAGCTGATTAAGCTTGCCGTTGACGGCTACCATGGTCGACTGGGCAATGAATATAGCGTTGCTGACAGCCAGGAAGTACTGCGTCAGGCGCTGATTGAGGCCAATAATGGCAGCACCAAGCTGGATTACAAGGCCGTTCGTGATGGCAAATGCCAGAATCTGTTCGCTATTGCCGAAGTCCTGATCGAGAAGGTCAGCGAGGAAGGTCTGAAGGGCGACGAGTTCTTCACCAACTTTATTGAGGAGCGCAACAAGGCTCTGGGCGACGAGGATGTTTTCCATATCACCAAGGATTGCCTGTTTGCCATTGCTGACATTGCCGAGGGCACCCAGGGCATTCGTCGTCAGCGCATTGAGGCTGGCCAGGACATTACCCTGCACACCAAGCTGCAGGCTGTCAAGGTTTACGAGGAGCTGAACCGCGTTCTGGCTGGTCGTGTTGACTTTAACCACATGGTTGAGTTGGTTGGCCGCAGCTTTACCCAGAATGATCTGGACGCTGCCTATGCCGCTTTCAATGGCCTGGTTGGCAGCCTGAGTGCCCCCTACATGCAGACCGGCACCTTTGACGAGGATAAGATGCTGGACCTGATTGCCCATGTTGAGGCTTCTACCGGCGAGACCGCTACCATTGTTGGTACCAAGAAGGCTCTGCGTAAGATCACTACTGCTGTTATGGCTGATGAGGCCAAGAGCGACATTTACGCAATGGGCTACATGGGCAAACTTGCAGGAACTAACCTGATCTCCATGAAACAGCGCCACCAGATTGGCTCTACCAACTTTATCCTGCCTGACGACGTGCTGTATGTTATTGCTGGCGACACCAAGCCCGTGAAGCGCGTTACCGAGGGCAGTGTTACTATGCTGATGGGCGACCCCATGAACAATGCTGATCTGAGCCAGGATTACCTGATGATGAAGCGCACCGGCATTGGCCTGATCATGGACCGTGATTTTGGTGTTTACAAGCTGTCCTGATAGATAGCGTAACAATATCCCTGGGCGGGTGACCGCCTGGGGCTTTTTATTTGAGTATTTTTGGAGGTACTTATTTTGGCAGCAACGAGAAAAATCACGAACGACACCATGGTGGAATGTAAAAACGGCACCCATGGCCCACTGATTTACAAGAGCAGCCGTAATGCCGGTTATGTTGTGGAGTGGGAGAACTTTGGCGAGGTGCAGGAGATCGACTATGGTGAGCTTTTGAATATGCGAGCCAGCCAGCAGCGCTTTTTCCGCGATAACTGGATCTTGATTGAAGATGCAGAGGTACTGAGAAAGCTTGGTATGGACCGTTATTACAAAAACGCCCTGACTACGGAGAATTTTGACGAGGTGTTCCACTGGGCACCCGCCGACATCCGCAGCAAAGTAGCAGCTATGAGCAACGGTATGAAGGACTCTATCCGTATCCGTGCCAAGGAGCTGGTGAAAACCGGAGAACTGGACAGCCGCGGCGTGATCAAAGCACTGAACGAGGTGCTGCACTGCGACCTGGAAGAAGATATTGAGCTGGAAACCAAGAAGCCCAAAGCCAAGAAAGCCATTGAGACTTTTACCATTGAATAATGGAGGTGTGAGCCATGGGCACTAAATACGAGGAAGTCTATGAGCGTTATCGTGCCCGAGTTCGCAACTACGAATTTCTGGACTACGATGCATTGACACGCGGGACATATCAGCTGGATCTTTTACATTTGGCTATTAGTGATTTTGAGGAGATCTGCAAGCAGGATTTAAACGATAGGGAAGACGATATCCTGCGCTTTAACATTACTTTGACCAACCGGGAGAAGGATATTTTGGCGCTGGGAATGGTACTTCATTTCGTGGAGCCATATGTGTACAACACGGATGCTTTGCAGAATGCCTTGAATACAAAGGACTTTACACTATACAGCCCGGCCAATCTGCTGGAAAAGATGACAGACTTGATGAACATTACCAGCAAGCGGCTGAAAGGGGAGATCAACCTGTATTCCTTTAGGAATGGAGAGATTTCCAGCCTGACCGAGTGAGGTGACGTCCCCATGAATTATGAGATGTATGCCGCTATGCTTGGCGGGGCAGGAAGCAGCCGCCGAAGCCGCATTATTGCGAAATCTGCCCATGATACAAACCACATGGGGCCTGATTCGCCCGCCTATAAACAGGTGGAGATCGAGGGTGTGCCGCACCACATGATGATTATTTCCAGCACGGTCACGAACCAGAAGATCATACGCACTTTACCTGGCGATGATTTTGAGATCGGCAAGATCATGCTGTGGAGTAAGAGCCATTGGTTGATCACGGAGCGTGATGCTGACGATGAAATTACGGTGCGCGGCAAGATCGAGCTGTGTAACCGCAATATCCAATGGCAGGATGACGAGACCGGCGAGATCATTACCCGCTGGGCCGTTGTGGACAAGCCTTATTTCTCGAACCTTTCGGAAAACAAGCTGATGACGCTTTCGAGCCGCGAATTCCAGATAAAAATACCGTATGACGAAGAATCCAGTTTACTGGACATTGGCAAGCGGTTGATGCTGGAAGAGATCAATGGCCAGGCCAAAACCTACCGCATTACCTGTGTGGATGGTATGACCGAGCGCTATGACCGCGACGATGAGCAGACCGGCTTTTTGGTGTTGAACCTTGAGCAGGATCAGCTTGACCCGAGCACGGATAGCAAGGCCGAGATGATTTGCGATTATAAGGAAGCGAAGAAGGTGCCGGAAGTTGGCAACGTAGCGATCAAGTACAGCGGCGAAGCCAAAGTACGTATTTGCGGCCGCGGCAAAGTATTGACTGCTACCCGTGACGGCAAAGAATACGATGACTGCATCTGGCATATTGAGCCGGATGATGAGCTGCTTCGTGAACAGGTGTATTTTGCGGAATCGGCAAATTGGGACCATTTTGTGGGAGGCAAGTGTCGGATTGCTGCGGCGGATAATCCAAAATTGAACGGGCATAGTGTTACGGTTACGGTACTATCCCCGGACGAAAAGAGCCGAGACAGTGTTGCGATAAAGGTGGTGGATGCATGAACCTGAGCGAACTTGGCGCGTACAAGCACAAGGTGGCCGGGTTGTTTGCAAGTGACCCCGATATTATTGACTTGATGCTTGGCCCTGTTGATGACGATGCGGATACTGATGAAATGCTGCTGGGAGACGACAAAGACTCTTGCGGGCATATTTACGAGTTTGAGTATACGCCGGACATTAACGAAACAACAGATACTTACCTTTGTATGGAGACTGTTGTGGCAAAAGCACCGACTGATACAGCGTACCGCGTGTATTTGTATGTGTTTGCATATTGCCACAAGAAGATCATGCAGAATTATAAAAAAGAAGGACGGCTTGGCACCAGGGCAGATATACTGGCCGAGGATGTTGACCGCCTTTTGAATGGCAACCCGGATTTTGGAATTGGACTTGTGCGCCTTGTAAATAACGAGGTGTATAAACCTGTGAACAACTATTACGGGCGCTGCCTTTGCTACGAGATACAGTCGTTTAACAGAAAGCGGGGCACGAAATGAAAGTGCCTTATTTTGAACTACTGAATCCGATTGGTTTTATGGTAGATGGGATTGGACGAGTACATTCGCCCAAATTGCGTACCATTTGCAAACGCGGCTATAAAAATTACCAGTGTGCGTTGACGCTTTTGCTTATGACCCCGCATGATTTTTTTGCGGGGATTGCTGCGGCACTACATGAGGAAAAGAACCCCTATGATGAATTACCGCAAGAACAGAAGGACGCGCTGCATATTTTTGATTTACTGACTGCAGACGAACAGACCCAGGGCGAGATGATAACCGCCTTGGGCTTTTTTATTGATGGCATGATCACATTTGAGCCGAGTCACCGCTGCTTTTTAGTAAATGCGGTGCAGGACGAAACAGGAGCATTGGCAGTGGACGGCATGATCAACGCAGAGAATTGGACGTTGGTGTGCGATGTATGCCTGCAATGTGCCTATTTAGACCCGCCCAAAGATAAACAGGCGCACAAATACCGGGATGAAAAGACACGCAAAAAGTTTGAAGAGTTCTACCGCAAGAAAGCGGAGTACGAGAAAAACAAACGCGGCGGGAAAAAGGCCGACCCTGATTATGAATTGGCCAACATCATCTCGGCACTGGCTACCTACCATGACAGCCTGAACATGGCAAATATCTGGAACCTGACGGTGTACCAAGTACATGACACCTTCAACCGCCAGAGAATGAAACAACAGATAGATATTACTGACTTTAACTACTCGGTTTGGGGTGGAAAAGACCACCAGGCCGATTTGTGGTTTAAAAAACTGACTTAATAACATAAAGGAGATTGCACTATGGCTATGAATCCTAATATGGCTAACCGTGAGGTTATGAACCTGGTTCTGCTGGACTACAAGACCAAGGTCCCTTACATGAACATTGACTTTGCTAATGTTTCTACCACCAACTTTACCGCCAACCGTGTGTACGCCAAGGGCGGCTGGGGTGCCCCTAACCGCGTTGGCTTTGACGGCGAGCGTACCGGCACTCTGCAGATCGACACCCAGATCATGCCTGCAAAGCTGTTTGCTCTGCTTTCCGGCAAGGATATTGCCAAGACCGCCAAGGTCATGAAGCGTGAGGAGCTGGCTGCTGGTGCTGATGGTCTGGAGCTGACCGAGGAGCCCAAGACCGGTACTGTCCAGGTGTTTGCTGCGTCTGACGATTGCGGCACCCCCATTGCTGGCGTTACCGCTACCGGCAAGAAGGTTACTGCTACCGGCATTACCGAGAACCAGAACTACATTGTTTACTACTACCTGGACAAGACCACCGGTGTGCAGAGCATCAAGTTTGACGCAGACACCTTCCCGAAGGCTTTTGAGATCCGCGGCGAGATGCCCTTTAAGACCGAGGACGAAGAGGATGTTATGTGCGACCTGACCTACTACAAGGCTCAGCCGCAGGCCACCTTTAACCTGGCTTTCCAGAACACCGGTGATCCGACCACTGTGTCCATCACCTTTGACTGCTACGCCAACCAGGATGGCGATATTTACGAGATGACTTTTGAGGACGGCACTGTCTGATCCTTGATTGACTGAACCTAGAAACAGGGGAGCTACGGCTCCCTTGTTTTTAGATTTTAAGGAGATGAAAACATGGAAGAGATTAAGTTTGTGGAGACTACAGCAGCTGAACTGCCAGCTGCACAGGCAAAGAAGCCGCGCAAGAAGGCAAAGCCGCAGGCCGAAGAGGTTGTTATGGAGACTATGCCGGAGACGCAAGTGCCGCCGATGCAGCAGGGGATTGTTGTTTACCGCAATGAGGCTACCGATGTACTTGGCTTTGAGTGCGATGGCCATGGCTACCAGGTGCCAGGTGCAAAAGAATTGGGCTATAAGCTTGGCGACAAGGTTGATTTTATGGTAGTTGACGGAAAGATCGTGTTTGGCATTGCGTAATAAGTACAAAGTTTCGGCAAAAGAGGACCGCACCTATGATGGGATTGTGTTTGACTCTAAGGCCGAGATGAAATACTACCGGGATGTTGTGCTGCCCGGCGTTGCCAACGGGACGATTGTGGATTATCAGTTACAAAAGCCGTATGAGCTGCAGCCGAAATTTAAACATGACGGCAAGACCGTGCGAGCTATAACTTATGTATGTGATTTTTACCTGGTGTATGCAGATGGGCATACTGAGGTAATTGATATAAAAGGTATGGCGACTACGGAAGCATTGCTGAAGCGAAAGCTGTTTATGTACCGATACCCGGATGAAAACTGTATCTGGCTGGTGGAACGCAAGGCCGGTTGGATACGATATGAAGATTGCAAAAAGCGTAAAAAATAGGGAGGCTTTTATGACCAATAAAATTTTGCGGGGGGGGGGTACTCCCTTAATGTAGTACCCAAAATGCACCTTACGAAAGTGGGGTGTTGGGTATGAGCGTTGCGCTGATGAGTGCAGGCGGTGGTAGCGGAAGTATTACAAGAGTAGAGCTTGTAGATTTGTCATTTTCCCGATATAGTGGCAGTTTTACTAAAACGGCAGATGTTTCTTCGTATAAAGGATACAAAAAATTCACTAATGATAATTTTGTTATTATGACGACATCTGTATACATGGGTGATAGCGACGCTTATGCAGGCAGTAATTACAGTGTGTCTTACAATCAAGATACTGGAATTGTTACTTTTACTGTGAAGATAAGTACGAACGCAAATGGCGGGTATCATCAACATTCTGCTTCTGCCAAAGGATATTTATTTTACTAATTAAAACAAGGAGTTACTTATGAATTACATGAATTTTGTCCGGGGGGGGGTACTGTGTAAACCATAGTATCTCCGAAGCATCTCGTTTAGAAAGCGAGGTGCTGTGATATGGCATTAGCTTTGATGGGACCTGGCGGTGGAAATAAGATCTATAAAAGTCTTGTTCCTCCTATGACATCAACATCGCAAAATGGATATGAAATAATTGCGTATAACAACGGTGATGATGCCAATGTTGTGAATGCGTTTGATGGCAACTGTAAGGTTTGCAATTGGACAGATTGGAAAAGTGTTGGTGGAACTATTTTTTGGTCGAAAAGTAATGGAGATATGAATGTAACAGTGAAGTTCCCTCAAGCGACAGTTGTTTCCGGTGTAATTGCTATTGGGCCAAATTATAATGACCATGGTATGATTGCGCCAAAGAGTTTGGCTTTACAGTATTCTGATAATGGTTCGTCCTATACGGCAGTTGGAACTATGGGAGGCGTTTTAAGTAATGTGAAGGGCACTGCTACTACAACCGAAGAATATGTGAAAAATACTGTGAAAAACAATACCGGGCATGTATATTGGCGTGTCCAAATATATCGGTCTGGAGAGTACGCAACTGTGAACCAAATTATTTTGTATTGATTATTTTCTATAAAGGAGCTGAAAGATAAGAAATGAAAATCTATGATGAGATCACTAAAGAGGAGCTGACGGCTCCTGATGAAAGTAAAGGCTATCTGTACGAGAGTCAGATTAAAACCGGCATGACTGAGGACGCCTATGAAGTTATGGTAGGAACTGTTACTGAGGATTGTCCGAATGGCTTGCGCCGTTTGATCCCCGGCCATGCTGTTTTTGAGGCTTGCCAGTTCTACCATACATATACCGACGAGGAAATCAAGCGCATGGAAGAGCAGGCTGCTGCGGAGCAGGCTGCAAAAGACCGTGAGGCTAAGATTGCGATGATTGACTCGATTGATGCGCAGGTGACTTATACTGCCATGATGACCGATACGCTGATGGAAGAGACTAATAGTGGTGACGGCTCCGGCAGTGATGGCGCGGCTGACTCTACTGATAGCAAGGAGGCTTAATTATGTTTGAGAAAATTAAGCGTTGGTATCCGAAACTGTGGAACAAAACCATGGTGAAGAATGCTGTAAAGAAGGGCGTTATTACTCCTGAACAGTACAAGGAAATTGTTGGAGAGGAGTATAAAGCATGAGTGTTGCAATGATGGGAAGTGGCGGAAGCGGCAAACTGCATTTTCTTGATCTTGGAGTAAATACCACTTTCGATGTTTCTGCTTCTTACAAAAATTACAAGGATTTGACTGTAGACAATTTTGTAATTTATAGTGTTTCCGACATTTCTGATGGTAATGCTTGTTGGCATCATATTGGCGGCATGAAGAAAAACTATAATGCTTCTACTGGTAAATTAGAGTGCGGCGTACTACTTAATTGCTACGATAGTGCAACTTCTGGTCCGTCCCGCCAGCTTTATGCAAAAGTGGGAATTAAACTTGTTTATTAAAATTTTTTGGAGGTATATTTTATGATTAAGAATATTCTGCGGGGGGGGTATAGTAATCTAAACTATACCTCTGATATGGATACTCGTGCCGGAAAGGCGGTGCGAGTATGAGCGTTGCGTTGATGGGGCCTGGTGGCGGCGGCAGTGGTGATGCCCTGACGCTGGTTTACTCTAAAAGTAATGCTACGGGATCGCCAAATACATATACCACCACAAAGGCTGGCCCTGTTACAGTGATATTGGATTTACCCAAAACCAATTGTAACCCCACATTAACTTTGGATGGGACCACTGTTGGTGGAACCGCATTGAATTCTTACTATAGAATCCAGCATAATGCGGATTGGCATGAAGATTGGACCGGATATTCGACCAGCTACTCGTTTTATGCGAAAGCTAGGCAGGTTATTAGTGTAGCTTGGACGACAGGCCAGCCATCGATTAGAATTTTTGCAAAAGCTTGATTTATAATTCAGCCTCGCACCTTGGATGGGTGCGGGGCGATTTTTTATTTTAAAGGAGAATTTTATATGGAAATTAAGAAAAATATTACCGTGCAGGAGCGCGTGGATTTTGTGAATTTTGTTGTGGATACTTGCACGGTGGATAGCCGCTATGTACCGGCACTGTTTGATTTTGCCTGGCGTGCGGGCGTGGTGAAGTTTTTTGCACCGGAGGTTTGGGAGCACCTGGGCGGCCAGGATGATATTTGCGATTTTGTGTACAGCCGTGACGGCATTGAAATTGTAGAACACCCGGATATTGCCGAGGTCACCGCTGGCCTGTATGGGGCATGTGAGGAAGAGATCAAGAACCGGCGCGAGGAATACATGGTGGTTTACCAGAGCGTGGCACACCCTGACCCGATGGACCGTATTGCGGATGCCTTTGAAGAAATTGCAGGAGCCATGAAGGGGCTGAATGACCCGGACATGCTGGTGGAGATTGCCAAGAAGGCCGGGCTGGTAGGGAAGCCTGCGGCACATAAGGAGCCGGTAAAGCTGGAGCTGGCGAAGAAGGAGTGATTTTAGATGGCGGTGGTTAGTACAAAAGCTGCCCTTGAACGAGAATTAAAAAAACGGATCAATCAGGCACTGGGCGGCAAGTGCAAGGATGAGGTTGAGAAATGTTTGAAAAAGCATATTGAAAAGGATGTTATGCAGACATATCAGCCAAAAGAATATAATCGCCGCGAATCTAATGGCTTGGAGGCCGACGAGAATATTAAATCTACCGTATATGCGAACACGCTGACGGTTAAAGATGTCGCCGAGATTGCACCGCCTATTGTGCCTGGCTATGCGCCAAAAGGCGGACGAGACGGTGGGCTGACGCAGCTGGTTGAACAGGGCGCTTACAACCTATTCCATGAGCCGAGCGGGACACCGTTTATTGAACCGCGACCGTTTATGACGAATGCCAAAGAAGAAGTAGCGAGACCAACCAGCGCGGTACATAAGGCGATTGTTAAGGCTGTAAAAGACGAATTCCCAAAATAAAAAGGCGAGGGCGTTAGCCCTTGTCATTAGTGCCCGAGAATAACGGACGTTGATGAGAGGGGCTAAAAAGCCAGATAAGGAGGATATTATTATGGCGGAAGATTTAAGAATCAGAGTTAAGGTTGATCCTAATCTGGATGGATTGCAGGAGCAGCTTGACGGAAAAGCAAAAAATTTGCACTTGGATATAAAGCTGTTTGATGATGCTGACATTGAAAAACAGGTTAGTGCAATTTACAAGAAGATCCAAAGTGCTTCTACAAAATACTCTAACCAGCTTGTTGGTGCAGTGCAGAGTTCTATGGGTGCCATGAAGCTGTACAGTGCTTCGATGGCGGACATGAATGCCATGATGAAAACCGGCGAGATTAGTAATAAAAATCTGGCCAAAGCCATGGCAGAGGTTAATAAAGAGCGTAAAAATACCGCACTTATTCAGAAAGACAGTGCCGCCACACAGGCAAAACGAGCTATTAACAATGACCCAGAAATTAAAAGCTTGCGAGAGAAACGGGAAGCATTAAAACGTGAACTATCCTCTATCAAACAAGAATCGTCTGAGTTTAAAAAGCAATTTAACGATATTTTTTCTAACATTGCTGTTATTAGTTCTGGTGACGATTTATCCATTGACAAGCAGGCCGCTCAGTTTACTACTGATTTAAAATCCGCATTTAAAAAGAGCATTGGAGATATTGGCGAAGAACTTAGTGATTTAACGGATGGGAATGACCTGTCGAAACTATATGAACAGGTTGACGGTATTTTTACAGAGATCAAAGATGGTGTTGAGCACAACAGTAGTTTTTCTGATGTACAAAAGAGAATAAAGGAAATTATTAGCCGTTCTTCTGATGAATGGTTTGGCTATGATGACGAAACCAAGGCATCTGTTGAACATTGGTGGGACAATATTCTTTCTGTTTTTATTTCAAAAAGTGGCGAGTTCACAGAAACAGAAGAAGCCGTAAAAGCAAAAGGTATTTCGTTTATTAACTCGTTCCAAAAGATCTATGGTTCTTTCAATGACTCTGTGCTTGACGCTATTGATGCAAGTGAATCTGGCGATAAAAGTGCTGTTACGAAAAGCATGGAAAATGTTTTTGGGTCTTTAGATAATCTTTCTGGCCTGTTCCATGAGACATCGGCACGTACAAAAGAGGAAATCAGCAAAGACATTGATGACATTGAAGAAAGTATTGCCGCCCGCCGAATTGATGTAATTAAAGAACTTTTTGGGGAACAGAATACCGCTGCGCTAAAAGAGCTTGGCGTTCAGATTGGTGAAGAGCTTGCAGATGGTGTTTATGAAGGCATTGCAAGTTCCAAGGCGAATGAAAAGGTAATACCAAACACAGTTGGCGAAGACGACAATTTAAAGTCTGCAGCTGATACGTTGATTGCTATGCAGCAAAAAATGGTTGAGTTGCAGACACAGTTGACTATTGAAAAAAAAGCCACTGTAGAAGCGGAGAATGCCATTGGTGATGCTGCACAAGCGAATGTTGACAAGCTGAAAGATCTAATTGCCTCGCAGAAGAGCATGTCGGAGCAGATCCGTGCCAATGTTGAAGCAACCAGTGCGAACTTACAGCTGGACAGTGGCAGTATTAGTGATGCCACGGGCAAGGCTAAAGGTGATGTAGATAAAGCAACGCAAAACCTGGCGATGCTTACTACAAAGCTGAAAAATCTGGATACTAGCGGGTTAAAGGATGTTTTTAGTTCCGTAAAGAAATTTGTTGCCGATATGAGCGGCACAGATGTTAAGTACGATGCTGTAACGGAGAAAATCAATGATCTGAAAAAGGCGTTTATCACCTGTGAATCTACAATTGATGCTTATAAAACGGCGATTACGGAGCTGAACACTTACTTTGCACAGAACGCGCTTGTGTTGAAAGCCATGACTGAGGCAGCCGGTGGTAAAACCACAGATACAGCAAGCGGCAAAGCTAAAAAAGCCAATACGCAGACTGAGGAACAGATTGCGGCAAAGATTACTGCACTTTTGAACAAAGCCGAAAAGGCTGGGCAGGCTGTTGTTGACGCCGTACAGATTGCTACAGATTCCTTTACGCAGATCACCAAGGGATTGAACGACGCAGCTGTTGGTGCCAAGGATATGAAGAAGGCTACGCAGCCGATTATTTCTGCTGTAACCAGCTTAAATAATGTTTTTGACACTTACAAAAACGCACTGGATAATGCAAACCTGTTAGTTGAGCAAACTAAGAAAACCCCGACAGAAGAAAAGATTGATGTTGGTCCGCTTACGCAGCAGATTGAGGCAGTTGGGCAACAATTTAAAGATGCCGGAGACAAGGTAGCAAATGTTACTGCCGCGCTTGAGACAGCAGCCACTACTGCTGGTACATTAGATGCATCTGTAAAAATATTGATCGATGCCGGTAAGAAACTTGGGACTGTATTTACGACCTACGAAAAGGTTGCGACCAGTGCAAACGAATCTATTACTGCAATTGGTGAATTAGACAGTCGTAAAGCAGCTACGGCTATTAACAAGATCAAAAAGTATCTTGACAATGTAGCCGAACTATACGCTGCCACGCCGGATAAGGCTGATAAGATTGAGGCTGCAAAAAAAGCTAAAGAAGAAGCTGCAAAGGCTGATACCAATAAAACCACTGGCTCTGGAATTGCAGAGGCAACACAGAAATTCAAAGACGTAACGGAATCTTCTCTTGGACAAATCGTAACAGCACTTTCTGACATTGATGTTGTTTTACAGAAACTGGATGCCATGAAGGCCACGGCCAACGGTTCCAGCAAGGCTAAGGATAAAATTATTGCTGCGCTGAATGATCTGATCGACGTATTTAATAAGCTTTCTGAAAGTGGCAAAACCATCAAGAATAGCGTAGCAAGCCTGACGAAGCTGAAAGATCTATCTGACGAGCTGAACATGGAGGACTTTGCTAAGGTTATCAATAATGCTGTAAAGAAGCAGATGGAGACGATAACCGGAACGGCAAAGAAAGCCGCTAAAAAGGCTGCAGCAAATACGGATGAAGGATCTGATAGTAAGGCTGCGGCAAAGACCTCTACCGCAAAACCTAAAAAGACTGATGCTGAGCGTGCCTTGGATAATGCCAAGAAAAAAGCCGAAGCAGCTGAAAAGAGCTTTGACGGTATACTTAGAGATATTGCGCGTGTTGATACATTTGGTGTAGAGAACAATAAAAATGTCCGCGCTGCGAAAGGCGCTATTGCTCAAACTACGGAAGATTACAACCAGCTTGTTTCTGATTTTGATGCGGCGCCTACTGTAGAAGGATCGCAGAAAATACAGGCTGCTGTTGATGCACTGCGTAATTCCTATAAAGATCTTAAAGCTGCTGTTACGCCTGCACGTAAAGCGATTGAAGACGCTGCCAAAGCCACTACACGTTATGAAAGCTTAACTGCACAGTTTGACAATCTAAATTTCCTTGATGGAGATATTTCCAAGTTTGCAGATGAGTTTAAAGAAATTGGGCAGTACAAGGATGCGGTCGCACAGGCTATAGCCGAGTTACGTGATACTGGTGGTGCTGAAGCTGTTCAGAAAACTACTGATGCACTTGATAACCTGGAATATCGTATTGATTCGATTGCGAAAAAATCAACTGGCGTTGGGGCTCTCAAATTTGTTGACATGACTGATGTTCAACGCCTTTCAGATACTGGGTTTGATGTAAGCGGTGTTGAATATCTCAACGACGAATACAAGGCTCAAATTGATCTTGTAGACAATTTACAGCAAAAATATAAGGACGATCCATCTAAGGAAAATTTGTTTGCCTTACAGAAAGCCGTTGCCGACTTAAATAGCAAATATATTGAACTTATATCTAATATCCAAAACGCTGGTTTGGCTGTAGAGAAATTGTATGGCACTGCTGATACACATAAGTCTAGGAATTTTGCTATAAATAGCGAGTTATCCAGTGATGACTTGACAAAAATGGATGCGTATATTAAGCGCATCACAAGCAAGGGAAATAGTAAGGGAGCTTTAGATTCTGAGAAGGTAAAACCATATCTGGACCTCTTAAATAATGTCCGCCAAGCAATGGCAGACGCATTATCTACTCCAGAAGGGGCACAGAATGTTTACAAGATTTTTGACATGCTGGCCGAATCTGCCAACGAGGCCAAAATCAAGATTACTTCTCTTGATGATGTGCTAGAAGTTTGCAGCATTGTCGCAAATAAAGCAGCGGACAGTGCAAAAGCGTTTAACGACAAATTAAAAAGTGATCGTGATATTCAGTCTTGGTCCAAGAGCATGAACAACACGTTCTATACGGCACAGCGTTATCTTGAGAATAACACCAAGATCATGAGTGACTCTGGCAAGTATGCAGAGTTCATGGATTTCCTGAATAAATACCAGGGGTTAATCCAGAACAAACAGTTTACACAGGAAAACGCCAATAAAATGTCCAGCGATTGGTCGAATCTGAAGCGCAGTATCCAGGAAGCTGGACTTGAGACAGATAAATTCGGCGATAAACTGCAAAAGCTATTTGGCGTTAATATTGCCAGCCAGTTTGCAAATGACATTATCAACCGTGTACAGGCTGGGCTGCGACAAGTTTACCAAAATGTGGTGGATATTGACTCTGCTATGACGGAGCTGAAAAAGGTTACAGATGAAACCGCCAGTACATACGACCAGTTCTTGAGCGATGCTGGAAATCGTGCCAAAGAAGTTGGCAGCACGGTAAGCAATATTATCAGTGCTACAGCTGACTATGCACGACTTGGGTATAATCTGGACGATGCAAAAACCCTGGCTGACGTGAGTGCTGTTTATTACAATGTTGGCGATGACCTGGATAGCTTTAGCACGGCCACAGATAATATTGTTGGTACGATGAAAGCGTTTAATCTGGAAGCTGACGACGCAATTGGTTTGGTGGACAAACTCAATGAGGTTTCCAACAACTATGCCGTAACCAGCGGAGATCTGGGTGATATTTTGCAGCGCTCGGCCTCGGCTATGGAAGCCGCCGGTAACACACTGGACCAGACTATTGCACTTGGTACGGCTATGAATAGCGTACTGCAATCGGCTGATACTACAGGCACAACCCTAAAAGTTTTGGCCCTGCGCTTGCGTGGTGCAAGCACTGAACTTGCCAGTATGGGTGAAGAAACGGACGGTGTTGCGACCAGCACCTCTAAGCTGCGGGCACAGATTGCTGCACTTACCAACGTAGACGGTACCGGCGGTTTTGACATCCTAACTAAAAGTGGCGATTTTAAGAGCACTTACGATATTATCCAGGGCATTGCAAAAGTGTATACCCAGATGAGTGATGTGGACCAGGCCGCCTTGTTGGAGCTGATTGCTGGCAAAAACCGTGCAAATGGTGTTGCTGCATTGTTGAACCAAGCTGCCCAAGCGGAAGATGTACTGAATACTTCGATGAACTCTAGTGGCAGCGCACTTAAAGAAAATGAGCGTGTATTGGAATCTATCGAAGGCAAGTTGAAGAAGTTTCAGGCTTCGTTCCAGTCGCTTTCTTCTGATGTACTAGATAGTAATCTTGTTAAAGGAATTATTGATATTGGATCTGCCGCATTGGATATGGCAGATGGTTTTGTTAAAGCGGGAGATGCGATTCCGACGCTGATTACGGCGTTTTCTGGGATCGCTACTTTAATGGGGACTAAGGCCGGTGTGATTATGCCCTTTTACGCAGTAGGAATAGCTGTGTAGGATGCAACCTGAGTCCTATTATAAATACCCAAACTGCTGGGAAAAGCTAAGAGCCGTGTGACCACAATAGGGGAGTAATCCGCTATGATGGTGCCGAAAGGCAGAAAGAATAACACGGATGCGATAGGCTGAGATAAAAGCTGCTATCGCGTAAGTTGATATAAGATATTAAAGGCCGCTGGCCCTGTGCGGTGCCAAAAACAGGGCGGTGATTGATTTGGAAGGGGAGGTGTGGTATGATTAAAGAAATAGCTCATAAGCTGTGGAATAAAATACTTATAAAACGAAATATATGGTGGTCGAACAAACACGGTGATGAGCTGAACAAAAAGTACAATGGTAAAATGCTTTTGATTGTGGATTGCGAAGTAGTTGCAGTTGGCTTATTTTTAAGCGACATGCCGCATAACAATGAACCTGGGGCGCTGTACTGCCAAACAAAGATTGTTGATCCGTATAGGTATTTTGATTTTAGTAAGAAAACTTCTAAACCATAAAGGAGTAAATAAAAATGGCTGCATACACATTTGACGGAATTCCAGCAGGGGCGCTTACAATTGGTATTCTTGTGGATGTGTATGCAAATTTTGCACGAAAATGTGTTACTGGAATTATAGATACTGGGTGCTCAAATACATGTATTTCTGAGGAATTGGCAGGGATAATGGAGTTGCATCCTTGTGGCCATACAGAATATACTGTTGTTGGCGGAGATAGGGTTTCCGTCAATAAATACATGGTTAATATAATGATTGATGACACAATACCGTGCGGAGACATCGAAGCAGGTTCTTACCATAAAGGCTCGGACTTTTACGATGTGATTATTGGCATGGATATACTTAGTAAGTGCGATTTTGCAGTTACAAGCGCAAATGGCCACATGAAGCTAACTATGGAGTATCCTTCTAAACGAGACCTCGATTTTACAAAAGAATAACCGCAGGGTGGCACCTACGGCTATACATTTAATATCTTATGTCAGCTTACGCGGAGGCAGTGCTAAGTCGCGTAAACAATGCTTAATCAGCAGCCGGAGACCCGTGCAGTTAACTGCACAGATGAAGGGTGTGACCTCTGGGTTTCTGGTTCATCGACTGTATGGGTAGCCCTATTCTACGGCCTTTGCCGGATGGGAGGAAAGACAGTCAGAACATCATGGGAAAGCCATGAGAAGGTTATAATTTTACAACCATAGGTATTGACATACAACCAAAGGTGTGGTATTATAATTGCACCGAAAGGTTAGGAATGTTGCAGCCACAGAATTAAAGCCACCTTTTTCTTTAAACTGTAGGTCATTTATCTCTAATTCCTTGTCAGTACCCTTTCCGGTATAGTCGCTGGGTTTGTCCGCCTGGCGGCTTTTTTGTTTATAGGTATAATTTTGAGTTATCGGATTGTAAATATTTTTCTTGACATGAGGTTCAATTGAACTTATAATATAGAAAAGAGTTCAGATGAACTTATAAGGAGATATTTTGCAATGGAAGAATTGAGCCTTGACGGATTCACTTTGGTAAACCTTACGTCCGCTTCGACTTTACATCAAAAAAGGCTTGTGTTGGAGCTTACACAGCAACAAGTGGCTGACCGTGCGAACATAGACTTGCAGCAGTACCGTAAATTTGAATCCGGTGCTAGAGATGTACGCAGAGCCTCTTTTGATGTTGCTTGCCGTGTGATTAAAGCGCTGGAGATGGATGTTGGGAAATTTTTTGAGGGAGAATACAGTCTTGGCGAAGAGATTTATAGCGAAAACGGCGAACTGAAATACAAAAAGACTGGCAGATCAACAAGCGATAATATTGACCAGTAATAAATACTTGATATAAAGTAAGACCGCCCCGGTAATGGGACGGCCTTTTGTTGTTTATAAGGGGGGATGATTTTATGGTTACAATTACAGGTGATGCAAAAGAAATTGCTGCCCTTATCGAAGAGTTATATGGACAGCGGAAAAACGAATTTGACGCTGAAGAGTTAAGACGATTGGTGGGAAAGATTTTGACAGAGGAACACAGCAAAACGCACGGCATACATATTGACGGAATTTATCAACAAAACGGAAAGATAAATATATCTAAGGAACGGATGAACACGGGGTGGCTATGAGATATAGAATTACTGTCACACTAATTCTTCTGGAGAAGTAACCCATCGCGCACCATTACTATTTATTACAAGGACATCGCATTCTTTGCTTACAGATTGAAGTTCACCATTATAATATTGTAGCTTTGATGTTGTTTCGTTTATAAACCGCAAATAATTTATACCTTCTTGAAGAGAAAAATGTAAACAATGCGGTGAGTCGGATTGATGAGCAATAAGCATGGTTGCTATTGAATTGTCGCCTTCTGCTGTAAGACCAACACCATCTTCATCTGTGATGCTTTCTATAGTATCATTCTCTAGAGTGGTTTTAAAAACTTCATACCCTTTATTACTTGTACCAGCACCAAGCAAGCAAATATATGTGCCATTCGCATATTGTTTCAACTTTTCTCTTAACACAGCCAATTCTTGCACAATGGAGGTTGCTGGATCTGTAAAAGCAGAGATTGTATTTTTGATGATTGCTGTAGTGTGTGTTCCGCCTTGTAATATTAGTGAACCAACATATGCAATCCCATGCCCGCTTTTCGTTAGGAATATTTTTTGTTGGTGGTCTAGGGATGGATATAGCATAGACATATTGTCTGATGTATTTTTAGGAGCCAATGTTAGCCGTCTGTCGGCTGACATAACAATACCATATTCATTTGCCAGTACTATTGCTAGAGACATTTAATCGCGTCCTTATAATGTATTTTACCATTCATATCCACAGTTATTGCAATGGAATTGGTGTTTGATCAATTAAAAATAGCACCTATGATCAAGAATGTGGTTGTCTGACCATAAAGAGTGCCATAATCGTAATCTTTAATTCCGTAATTTTCTTGATCTTCGTAAATTTGGGCACCAAGATAGACTGGATTTGAAAACATAATTCTTTCACCATGTCTTGGTTTTTGCTCAAATATATTGCTGATTTCCTGACATAATGGATAATAGCGTTCCAGGCTGTTAGTTTTATAACCTGGTATCTCTAAATGCCTTTTAATCACTTCTTCTGTGAAATCTTTATTTATGATATTTTTCTTTTTTAGGTCTGTGGCTGTCAATTTTGATGACAGATAATAAGCCCCTGATAGATAATTATATTTTACAATCACAAAATCTCCATACAGGTCATCATCAAAATGGCTATTTTTAGGAACTGTAATGCTCCATTTTAAAACCAAAAATTCTTTATCGCTATGGTAAAATTCATCAAACAACGGTGTCGTTTGTGTATTAGCGTAAAGAAATTTAATCATTGAATTGTTGTCGTTTACATCTGTTATGGAACGTGTAAGTCTATAGCTTTCGATTTTTCGTTTTCGTATGTTGTATTCGCTGTCTATTTCATTGCGTTCATCAGTAAGTACTTTTATTTTAGAATCTAATTCGTCGCGTCTTTTTTCCAACTGTACAAGTTCTGACTTTAAAACCTCAACATTCTTTGCTGTTAAGTCATCCATAGTAATTACCACTCATAACCACAATTATTGCAATGGAACTGATGCTTTACCTTTTGTGAGAAGATACCGAACAGTCCGACGCTGACTGCCTTGGAGCCTGCGGAGATCCTTTTTACGTTGGTGCTGTTGCAGGTGGGGCAGTGGGGTTTTGGGCGGCGTTCCTCGGCTTCCGCTTCGGCACGGTTCTTTCTTTTGTATTCTTCGCTTTCAATTTCGCATTGACGATCAAATTCAATGCGCTTTTCATTTAGGTCTTTATCGAATACAGGACTATTGTAGACGTATTTTTCTCGATATTCTTCTTCGACCATTTTAGTCCGTTCGTTAGAGTCTTTTTCTGGAAACGGCTCTTTCAATTCCGCAATTCTTTTATAATAATGGAGCTTTTTTGCCTTTTCTTCGTTACTAAAATCCAGAACATCTTTATATCCACAAAAATCACATGCAGGTTTTTTATCTACGAACCGACTTGATATTCTAGCACAACGAGGGCATATACAATAATAACTTCTGTGCATGACTTCACCTCCAAACGATTTTATAACCTTGTCTGTATTATATCACACTATAATATTTTCGACAACAAAAGATTTTCACCCCGTTTGGAACTGCTACTGATACTCAAAACTACGGAAAACTACAAACCACGATTTTTGGTAAGACATTTTCTGATATTAGTAAGAATGGATTATTTAGTAGTAATCAAGATTTAGAAGATGAAGTTAATAAAGCTCAATCTGCATTAGAAAATTACATTAACTCTGTAAACGAAGGCAAATCCGGCACTGAAGAATTAAGTAATTGTCTCAAAGATACTTCGGCCAATTTCAGAAATTACATAAGCGGCTTGGATTCTGCGTCTATCAGCGTTGAGAATCTTGACGGCATTATGAATGGATTCAGAGCCACTCAAACTCTTACCGCCAAGGCTATGACCTTAGTGCGGAACGCTGGTCTGAAACTCCTTGCCACTCTTGGTTCGATGGCTATCACTTTCGCTGTGTCCGCTGCAATCAATGCATTGGTCAAACATTTTATTGAGCTTGCACAGGCAGAAGAAAAGGCTCGTGATGCCGCAATTGACTCTGGCAAAGAACTGAGCCAGCAGACCTCTGACCTTGACGGCTACAAATCCAAGATCTCTGACCTGAAAGAATCTTTGGATAGCGGTACTCTCAGCGAGCAGGAAGCTTACCAGGCACGTAAGGACCTGCTGGATGTACAGGATGAGCTGATCGACAAATATGGCGCCGAGGTTGAAGGGGTAGACCTGTTGAATGGCAGCCTGGAAACACAGATTGCGCTACTGGACAAACTGTCTAATGAAAAAGCAAGTACCTGGCTGAATGAAAATGCTGAAGCCATTAAGAAGGCCCAGCAGGAAATGTCTGAGGACAAATATCAACGCATTGGGAAGGCACAGATGTCTACGGATTCTGCCAACCGAATGAAAGAATTGGCGGCAAAATATGCTGACCAGGGGCTGCGTGTAAATTTGACGCAAGGCAGTGATGAAAACTCCAAGAACATGGAGATTTATATTACCGCAGATGCCACAAATGCAAAACAGACAATTTCTGATTTCATGGACGATTGGCAAAACGCAAACGATAAAGCTCAATTCATGAGTGACGCACTTGCTTCCAGCCTTGAGAACCAAATGTCTTCCGGTATGAAATACTACCAGGAGATTATTGATACAAATGGAACATTGGCCGAGCAGGCTGCCAAGGCACAGATCCAACTGAATGACACTTGGTCCAAGACCTACTCCGACTTGACCGAAGCCCAGGAAACCTACAATGATGCCGTTGCCAAGAATGACGACAAGGCCATTGCGGCGGCACTGAAAAAGGTCAAGGCCGCTCAGGACGAATTTGCGAATACCGACATTGACAATAGCTTTGTGCAGCAGTATATGCAGGCGCAGGCTGATCAGCTGGATAGTGCTACGAAACTACAGGCTGTTCAGGCCGGACTTTCTGAAACCTTTAAGGGTACCACCTCCAACTACAAGTCTCTGAATGATTATCTTGATGTTACAGATCACAAAGCTGAACAGCTTACCGACAGTATCACTTATAATCTAAATGAACTTAAAGGTCTGGATGATATTGATATCCTTAACATTGGCAGCCTCGAAAAAGCAGGATCTGCATCTAAAAATTATACAGACGAACAAATTGCCTCGTATAATCGTTTAAAAGGCGTAGCAGATCAGCTTGGCGTTTCCATGGATGACCTAATTGATATTTTTGTCAAGATTGGTCTCGTAACTAGCGACAATATCAAGTATACCAACGAGTTTACCAGCTCCGCGTTGACCATGGCAACCGCAGCTAGCAAGGCTATATCCAGTGTTACTTCTATCTTGAATTCGCAAGGGACTGGCGTTAATGTTGATACAGATTCTTACAGTGAACTGATTAAGGACAATGCCGAGTATGCGGCTGCCTTAGAATATAGCAATGGCCGGATGCAGTTAAACCGCGAGATGGCCACAAAACTGACCAAAGCGAAATCTGATGAGGCTAAGGCTAATATTGAAGTTGCTTACAGTCAGAACCAGATGAAATACTCTGCAGTAAAGGCCGATATGGCCGCTGTTGATAAACAGTTGAAGGAAAACAATAACCTTACGGATGACCAGCGCGAAAAATTGGAAGACGCTAAGGCCGCCCTTGAAAGCCAGAGCAAGACCCTGCGTGATAATTGTACCAGCCTACGGATGCAATATAGTGCTTTAGTACAGGCAAGCAGTGCTTACCAGGATTGGCTGAACGCGCAGAATGCGGCCGAAGCTGGTGATATGTACAACGACGGCATGGACGCCAAACAGGCTATTGCTGCAGGATTGAAAAACGGCAAGATTGGTACTGAAAAGTACAAGGCTGCTGTTGAGTTCCTAGTGCCGGATGATTTCAAGGGCGATGTACAGACTTACATCAAGAAGCTGAACCGCTATTTTAAAGAAGCATCTGATGGATCGATTGATGCAAGTGGTCTGAATAACTTTATTACCGACTCTATCAAAGCCGGACTGATGAAGGATGAAGGCGACGGTAAGATCCAGATGATTGCCGACACTACGATTGAGGATTTTGCTGATGCTTTGCAGCTGACACCTGACGCGGTGCAGTCCATTTTCGGCGAACTGCAAGAATACGGCTGGAACTTTGACTGGGATTCCATGCTGGGGAATGAACTTGATAATACCCGCATGAAGCTGGACGACATTAAAGATCAGATGGCTGACCTTGACCCGGATACGGAAGCCTGGAAGATTTTGAATGACCAAGCTGAAAAGCTACAGGAAAAGCTGGACGGTTTGTATGAGAAATCTGGCATTGACCAGATGGTTTCGGACATCAATGATGTACTGAAAGATACGGGCAGTCTTACCGGTAATCAAAAAGACGATCTGCTTGGTATGGGTCGTGTACAGACTATGGTTGACCTGTATGACGCACAGCAGCGACTGATTGAAGCACAGAAGGCATTTAATGCTAACCCTGGCGACTTGAATATTGCCCAGGAATTGACTGACGCACAAAAGCAGGTTGAAGAGCTTGCCCAAAAAAAGGAAAAGCTTGGAGAGCCTACTGCGCTTGAGATCCAGGTTTACACGCAAGATGCTATTGACAAGCTTGGTAATGTTGAAGGCGCTGCGGATCAGGTAACGGACAAATTGGAAAAAGCCGGTGTGCTTACCGTTGAGTCTGATGACGACCCTGTAAAGGAGACCGATAAAGAAATTGACAATGTACAGGAAAAGGCCAAAAAGCCGATAACGCTAAAGGTAGACAATGTACAGTGTTTGAGCGGAATCCAGGATGTCGCTACTGCACTTAAAGATATTTCCGGCGAGACTACGGTTACTGTCCGATATAAAACATTTGGTAAACCTGCATCTACCCCGTCTACGAAAAAGACCTATGCTGAACAGCGTTCCTATGCTTATGGTGGTGCTTCTAACGGTGGCCGCACCTTGGTTGGCGAGCTTGGCAACGAACTGGTTGTAAACCCGCATACCGGCAAATGGTACACTGTTGGTGATAATGGTGCTGAATTTGTCGATTTGCCGAAAGATGCTATTGTATTTGACCATAAGAAAACCGAGAAGCTGCTTGGACAAGGATTTGTTGGAGCACGCGGTTTTGCCTACGCTATGGGTAATGCTAAAGCCGATGGTGAAAACAGCAAAATCAATGGCGGCGGCGGATACATGATTGGCAAAAATCCTGCCACAAGCAAGACTTACACTAAGGCGACAAAGGACAATACCAAAGCCGTTGAAGAAAATAAAAAGGCGCTTGAAAAACAAAAAAAGGCCCTTGAAAAACAGAAGGAAGCCTATGAGAAGGAATCCAATCAACTAAAAATCTATGGCCAGGCTGCTGTAAGCGAAATTGAGAAGCGTATTACTGCCTTAAATAAGGAAAAGGATGCGCAGGACAAGGTTTACGAAAGCCAGATCAAGGAACTGGAAAAGCGCAAAGAGGCGTTGCAGAAGGCTAATGATGAGGAAGACCGCGCGATTAAGCTAGCTGAGTTGCAGGATGCTTTGGAAAAAGCCAAGGCCAACCGCACTGTACGTATCTACAATAAAAACGAAGGTTTTGTATGGCGTGCAGACCAGCAGGCTGTAAGTGATGCACAGAATGACCTGGATGATCAGAAGCGACAGTGGAAAAATGATGATATTCTGCAGGCTGTTGATGATGAAATTGAGCGCATCAATAACTTAAAAGACGCTTATGACGAATCTATCGAAGCCCAAATCGACGACCTTGATAACATGAAGGACAAGTGGGACGAAGTTATCAGTTTGATTGGCACGAGTTGGGAAGATTACCAGGCACAGCTTGCCGCGGCGGCTGAGTTTAATGGTATGAGCCTTGATGGAATGGCCGGTGCCCTTGATGGGTATAAAGAGAGCGTCATTGCCAACATGCAGGAAATCGGTGCAACCTCGGCTGAAATTGATAAGGTAACTGAGGCAATTGAGGCCATGGAGGAAGCATCCAGCGGAAGTTCTGGTGGAGGCGGTTCCGGCGGCGATGATTCCGATGCGCAAGCTATGGGCGAAGATGATGGCAGTGGCATTGGAAAATTAGCCTACACACTAAAGCAGGCTGGCGGTGTAAGCGACGAAACGGCACAAAAAATGCAGAATCTTCGTGACCAGATTGTTACGCTTGGTGATGAGACTAATGCTCTGCGCGACAAAGAAGCGGAACTTGTACTTTCTAGTGCGGACATAAGTGCCAGTGCTGAAGATCGTCGAGACAAAATGATTCAGCTTGGTATTGTACAGGGACAGATTGCCGAGAATGAGGCACAGTTAAATGATCTTTCTGCGCAATATGTGGAAACCATTGGCAACGAGACAACGGCGACAGACGAAGCAAGACAAACGGCAGCTGATTCTTTGAATCAATTGGTAGATGCCTATGGTATGAGCTACGAAGGGATCTTTAGCAAGGTTGATGAATATGTGCAAAAATTGATCGATAGCGGAGCTGCATCGGAAGAGCAATTCAGCTCTATGAGTTCGACAATTGGTGTATTCTCCGAGGAAGCTGTGAGTTATCTTGATGCTGCCGGAACTGGTTGTGACGGGTTGGCAAGTAAAGTTCAGAGCATGGCCGATTCTATCGTTAGTTCTTGTAATTCCGCTATTGGTGCCTTAAAGGCATTAAGTGCTGCACAAGGATCTACCAGAAATGCTGGATTGGCTCCATTAGCTCGTTATGCCACTGGCGTTATCGGCGCAGCCACTACCCATATTGCCATTACTGACGAGCAAGGCCCTGAAATTAAGCTGCGCAAACCGGCTGCGGGCAACTACAGCCTCGTCGAGCGCGGGACTAGCATCATCCCTGCAGAACCGAGTGCGAATATCTGGAAAATGGGACTTGACCCGGAGCAGTTTATCAGCCAGCACATGCCGCAGCGCAGCATTAAGAGCGTAGAGATTACGCAGCCGGATGCAAGCGGTGTGAGTGTAAGCGTTGGCGATATCCAGATGTATGGCGTGAATGATGTAGAGAGCTTTGGCCGTGTGATTCATGAGCGTGTTGGTACAATTTTTGCCCAGGAGTTTAGCCGACGCTAAGTTATAAGGTATTTTGAAAGGTAAGGAACGGTGATTTCGCCGTTGGGTGTGATGAACACCGGGTTAGAGGTGGGTATAAAATAGTGCCCCAGGGATCGTGTTCCTGGGGCTTTTTGTTTTTTATGGAGAAGAACCCATGAATAGTGTTGATGTAGAGGCGCTGCGGGAATTGGCAGCGCAGATCAAGCGGCACTGTGAGCGGCTGATGATGCGGGCAAGTTTTGATCGGACATCGGTTGGGCAGGTGACCGCAGTAGGGGAGGATGGCACTTATACGGTAGCAGCTTTTGGCGGCAGTTATGTTTTGCCGTACAAAGAAAAGTTGACCGTTGGTGCCGTTGTGCGTGTGAAGGTGCCCCAGAATAATTGGAAAGAGATTTACATTGAGTCGGTTGCATAACTGGCTTTGTTTTATGCGCTGTTGCCTTTATGGCTGCGGTGCTTTTTTATTTGACGAAAGAGGTGATGGAAAGTGGCACAACCGGTGCTTTATACAATCCCATCGTTTGACGCCGCTGTTGGCGCAGACATTCCATTTGCCTATGATGGCGAGCAGGTATTTGGCAATGAGCTTGTAATCATGGACAACTCAACAGGTGCGCAGGTTTACAGTAAAAAGACAGACTGGATGAAATTGGTGCATACGGTAGCCGGTGGCAGCGGCCTGCAAAATGGCAAATACTATGCCTGCAAGGTGCGCGTTTACAACAAGGCCGGAGAGGCCAGTAGCTGGTCGAGCTTGCGGAGTTTTTACTGTTTTACGACCCCGGTTTTTAGTTTTACCAATATGGTAAATGACCAGATCCTGGAGAACAGTGAATACACCCTGCAGATGAGCTACACCCAGAAAGAGAACGAGCCGCTAAATACTTATAATGTCATTCTTTACAATTCCAGCCGTGTGCAGCTGAGTAAGAGTGCGACTATGTACGGTACTTCGACGCTGGAATACGGACTGCATGACCTGGCAGATGCGACCCAGTATTATGTACGCTGCCTTGGCGAGACCTTAAATGGCATGGTGGCTGATACAGGGTATGTCCCGTTCAGCGTAAAATATATCGTGCCTACGTATTGGACCTATGTTGATTTAACAAATAACAAAGATGACGGCACTGTGCGTATATCCTCGAACATACGAACGATCGAGGGCAAATTTACCGGCAGCGGCGACCCTACTTATATCGACAATGCCAAGGTTGACCTGCGCAAGAATGGAGACCGCGTGATTTTCCATGAGGGCTTTGCTTTGCAGGGAAACTTTACCGTGAAGATGCTTGGCAGCGATTTTGGGCAGAGCGAAACGATCCTTGAAATGGTGGACGGTAATGATACGACATTGACTGTGAAATATATAAAAGGCTGGTTTGCCGAGGGCAGCTATATGGCGAAGGGGCAAAGTGCAACCAATTCACTGTTGGGAATACAAGTACCGTATCTTGATTTGCGTTGTGCTGTAAAGGGGGATGTAATTGCTTATGCGATGCAATCTGAGCCAATGGGAGAACCAGGAAGTGGGCAGGAATACCTGATTAAGGTACAAAAGAACGGTGATGTGTTTAATATTACTACGCAGGTGGTAAATACTGCGGACTATGTAACAACAGCAGAGGAGGTGTGATGACATGTTTTTTATGGGCAAATGTATTGCAGGTTATAAGCACAGCCTGGATAACACCAGCGTGACGACCGATATTGTTGAGAACGTATCGATTGGCGGCGGCATTTTTGACCGGCTGTTTATCACACGCGCTGTTGCAGACCAGCCAACAGAGTTCCCCGGTTGGGACTACGATACAGTTATGGACGCACAGTTTAACGGTGACTTGATGGGCGGTAACATTGTTTACCAGATTGAGCAGATCTCGGCCGTGAGAATCAAGCGCCGCAGAGCCGGCAAGCATAACTGGCTGACCTTGTTTGAGATCCCGGTGAAAAAAGAGGATGACCTGAAATTTGAAAAATACGATAAATACGCTGCCAGCGGTGTGAAATATGATTATGCCCTTGTGCCTGTGATTGATAATGTGGAAGGCTATATTAACCAGAACAGTATTACACCGAGTTTTAGCGGATGTTTTATTTTTGAGAAAGAAGACGGTTGTTCCGCTGACCTGGATATTACGAAGGGGACGATTACAAGAACAAGGCCGTCCAATGTGGTGACTACGCTGAGCGGCAAATACCCGTATGTGGTGAGCAATGCCAACACTGACTATGAGAGCGGACAGTTCAGCATGATGTTTATGCCGAAAGACTCTGACGGAGAATATACAACTGAGAATGATTATATTTACCGCGAAGATATAAAAGCATTTTTGAACGATGGCAAGCCAAAGATCATGAAATTGAGCGATGGCCGTATCTGGATGATAAGCACGACCGATGGACTGACTGAGGACAACGGTGAAGTTGAGCATTACGTACACCACAGCTTTAACTGGGTTGAGATCGGCGACCCGGAAAGTTCCAGTGATTTGTACAACAATAACTTTATTGATGTGAATCTGGAGGGGTGATGTGCCATGTATGATATACAGCAAACGGACATTGACCTTTTGCAGCAGCGTGTAAAAACGATTTACACCAAGATCCAACTGCTGAACAACCAGATGACTGTTATTGACGAGATAGACGGTGCTTTTATTGACGGCAGTGTATCGATTGATTCCGGAAGTGATATACGGCGGACTTTTGATGGGACAATCCTTGTAAAGGATGAAAGTTATATGACGGCCGAGACTTCCCGCGTATGGCTGGACAAAAAGATCCGGGTATATATTGGCTTTTTACATCAGCGCAGCGGCGAAGTATGCTGGTACACGCTGGGCGTTTATAACTTTTGTGACAACTCTTTTACCTATGATGCAACTACACAAACACTGAAAATCAGTTGCCTGGATTTAATGAGCGGCCTGAATGGTGAGTTGGGAGGGACCTTGATTGGCTCTGAAACACAGATACCGAAGGGCAGTGATATACGCGATGCAATGGTAAAAACTGTGACGCAACTTGGTGGAGTGGGTAAATATAGGATTGGGTATCAGACAAGTGAAGTACCCTATGATATGAGTTGGGATACAGGCACGACCGTATGGGAGATACTGGAAGAATTGCGAGACCTGTATTACAGCTACGAAATGTTTTTTGACGAAGATACTTTTGTGTGCCAGCGTGTGCCCATGAACAACGAAGAGCCGCTTGTACTGACGGATGATATTTTTGGAAAATTTGTTATCTCGGAAAGTTTGACGAACTCCTTTAGTGAAGTGAAGAATGTGATTGAGGTTTGGGGGGAAACTACCAAAAGTAATTATTACTCTGACAGCTGCACATTTGAAAACGGAATTTACACTTTTAAGGTAACGGGCGCACAAATCAAAGACAACAAGAAATTCAGTTTTTTGGCGCCGGAGACAAATCCGGGTGAGTGCCAGATAAAGATCATAAATGTAGAGACTGACGCTGAGACTGGCAAAAAAAATGAAAAAGAATATGGCCCTTATAAGCTGTACCGTAGCGCCGTAGATGATACCGGTGAAGATGTTTTGCTGGAAGCCAAGACTATGGAGGCCAAGAAATACTATGTGGTAAAGCTGAAAAAAGAAAAGATGTATTTTGTTGGGCAGACACAGGTGCATGCTATGGTGCGGTTGGTAAATGCCTTACCTAGCGCGGAACAGGCCAAGAAGGATAAGGAAAATTTTGCCTGTGACAACCTTGGCTATGTGGTGAACCCGGAAAGCCCATTTACTATTGATAAAATAGGGGAGAGAATCAAGGTTTGCAGCAGCGGTGACTATGAAAAGATTTACACGGATGAACTGGCTTTGCAGCGTGCGGAATACGAACTATATGTTGGCAGCCGCCTGACGGATAGCATTAGCGTGGAGTGTATTTTGATACCATGGCTGGATGTAAACCAGAAGATCAGTTATAAGCCGCATATGACTACCGACAAAGAGCCGAACCAGTACATGATAAGCAGTTTGAGCTTTGACCTTACCAGTGGGACTATGACTGTAAAAATGGCCCACTTTTACCCGTATTACCCGAACACGGTACAGTTGGTGCCGACGGTGACAGTGACAAGTTGAGAGGTGAGTACCTTTGAGCAAAACATATACAGACCTGCAAAACAATTTCCCGGACAGTGTGGATACGCTTGACAAGATGCAGGATTTGAATACAAGTACAAAAACAATGGCTGACCGCTATTATTCCATGGTGGAGGCCAACAATATTACAGGCGCTAACGAGTATCTGGTGCAGAACCCCTCGTTGGCGCTTTCTGTTTTTAATGCCGACAAATACAATAAACTGCGAGATGCGATCGTATCTGTGGAGCGCTTTTTCTATGATGAGGTGAAGCTATATATTGGCGATAAGCATGAGCAGTACGAGTCCATTGACGGCGGGGCTTATTGATAAGGGAGAAGCGTTATGGGAATTAAATTTAAAAGACAAGGTGGCGGCTCGACCAACTATAACTCAGCCAAAGCGCCTACAAGTTTGAATTATGGCGAGCCTGCCGTTGACAGTGAAGGCCGCATTTATGTTGGCAATGGACAGCGCCAGGTAGTGAGCCGCGTAAAAATTGCCGACAGCTGTACCAATGCGACCAGTGCCACGACTGCGGTGCGAGCCACGAATGCCAGTAATGCCGACCGGGCAAAATTTGATCTGCCGCTGTACCATGCTTATCTTTCGGCGTCCAGCTGGAGCAATTATGGGAGTTATTATACACAGTCTTCCAGTTGTTACGCAGAGAGCGGCGGTCCTGGTATGACATCCGACATGCAGTTGAGCCCGCCTATGACGCAGGGCACAGGGGTACAATCCACGGATGAATCGCTAATGGAAACGCTGAACATTATCAATGCGGGAACGACTACGCCAGGTTCCGGAAGAATTACCGTAAAGGTTTGGGAAAAACCAGAGACAGATATTACTGTGTATTATTACGCACGATAAACTGACAAAATAGGAGGTGAAGCTAAATTGGCAATATCCTTTGAAGAATCCAGAAAGAAATTTGAGAGCGCAATAGCGAACGAAGCTGCCGAACCGGCAATGCTTGCCTCCTTTGAGGAAGTAGAAGCAGTGGCAGCGGAACCTGTTATGCAGGCCGTTGTTGGAGACGATTTTACCCGCAGCGACAAATATAAATGGTATGACCAGTATGAGGACAGTGCATACTCGACCATTGATAAGCTGAAAAACATCAAGATGGACGACAACCAGATCAACCTGACACAGGAAGATAACAGCCAGTTTATCCCGTTTGAGATGCCGCGCTACTATGATGGCGTTGACCTGATGCAGATGCTGATCCAGGTACATTATGTCAACAAGGAAAATCAGGACGGCATTGCCACACCGGTAAATGTCACATACAGTGCGGACAAGATCCACTTTAACTGGTTGGTCGACAAGAACGTGACCAATGTTGAGGGTGAAGTCGATTTTGAAATCACGGCTACCGGTTCTAACGAAAAAAACGAGTCCTATCTGTGGAAGAGCCGCCCGAATGGTAAGCTGAATATTTTGAAGTCCCTGGCAGGCAATGGTGTGATTAAGCCGAGCGATGACTGGTATACCGGTTTTGTGCAGCTGATGGACGAGAAGGTCTCGGAAGCTACCAAACAGGCACAGGCTGCTGCCCAGAGTGCCGCCGAGGCCAAGACGGCCGTTGCGAATGTGGACAGCAAGATTTCCAGCGCTGCTGCCGGTATCAAGCAGGAGCTGAAGGCTGACTTAGATGCGAACTATGCCAAGAAAACAGAGCTTGACACGCTGAAAAACAAGGTGGATAACCTGAATGGCCTGGCCGATTTTGATGTGACCTTTAACAATGACACGAAGGAAATGACTTTCCTGAATGGCAGTGAGGAAATTAAAAAGGTTGCGATCGACACCAGCCCTTCCGCTGAATGGGTGACTGCTTACGGCAAGACAGTAGACAGCAAAGTTTCTGCCGCCATTACACCTGTGCAGACGGAGCTGACCGAGTACAAGACCGCCAATGACAAGGCTGTAAAGGACTTGCAGGACAGTGTTGGCAATCTGCCGGAGACGCTGAAAACTTCTTATTATAACAAGGAAGCGACTGATGCGCTGCTGGCGAAAAAGGCGGATGCCTCTGTTATTGACGGTATTCGCAACGATGTTACGCAGGCAAAGAATAATGTAGCTGACATGCAGGGCACGGTGGACAGCCTGAATACTGCTGTTGGCGAAATTCAGGGCAAGCTGGATGACATTGGCAAGAATGCCGGGCATGAGTATGACATTACCTACGAGGACAGCAAGCTGACCCTTATGGAGGACGGCACGCCGAAGACGCAGGTGACGATTGTTGGCGGTGGCGGCGGTGGCCCCGCTGCGGGCAGCACGATTACGATCGAGCGTATCGGCGAGTCTGCAATTACGGCTGTTGCCGGTGACCCTGTTGTGGTCAAGTTCCGGTTCACGAGTGTGGACAGTGCGGGCGATGATACCGGCAATGCGACAGGCACATGGTATGTTGGTAATACAAAGGTTGCTACCCAGACCATTATGCAGGGCGAAAACAGCTTTGACATCACGAAGTATCTGCACAGCGGTGAGAACCAGATCCGTTTGACGGTTGTAGACAGCATGGATACGACAGGCTCCAAGAAGTGGAGTGCCAATGTCGTTGATTTCTATCTGGAATCCACCTTTGATGACAGCCTTTTCTATAGTGGCGAGGTCACGGTGCGCTATACACCGTATGGCAGCGTTGAGAAGAAGATCGATTTTGCGCTGGACAGCAAGTCGATTGGCGGCACGACCACCAGTGTGACTGGCCGACAGATGACCTATTCTATTCCTGTGCAGAAGCACGGCAGCCACCTGTTGGAAATCAGCATGACGGCGGAGATCAACGGCAAGACCGTTAAGTCCAATGTCATCAAGAAGGACATTATGTGGGTGGCTGAGGGCGAGACAGCACCCATTATCAGCTGTGCTGTGAGAGATTACGAGACGAAGCAGTACAACAAGGTGTCCATTGAGTACACCGTATACGACCCTGCGTCCAGCACGAGCACTGTAAAGCTGGCTGTGGACGGCGTGACCGAGTCTACCCTGACTGTTGGGCGCACAAAGCAGATCTGGAGCTTTAAGAGCGCGAACAAGGGCAAGCATACACTGACGATCACTTGCGGCGAGACCGTAAAGACGATCAGTGTGAATGTGGTTGACCTTGGCGTTGTAATCGAGCCTGTCACTACGAACCTGGCATTTGATTTTAACCCAAGTGGTAAGACTAACGCCAGTGCAGACCGGCTTTGGACCGATGGCCAGACTAGCCTGAGTGTAAGCGATAACTTTGACTGGAGCAATGGCGGCTACCAGATCGACAGTGACGGCGATACCTATTTCTGCGTAAAAGCGGGCACCAAAGCCACGATCGATTATAAGCTTTTTGCCGATGACGCGAAGAAACTTGGCAAGAACTTCAAGATGATTTTTAAGACCACCAACGTGCGGGACTATAATGCTACGGCGCTGACTTGCCTGAACGGTGGTATTGGCCTGAATGTGCAGGCCCAGAAAGTTGCACTGACCAGTGAGCAGAACAGTATTGAACTGCCCACATGCGAAGACGACTTTATGGAATTTGAGCTGAATATTCTGCCGGATAGCCAGTACCGCGAGATGGTGCTGTGGCTGGATGGCATCCCATGCCGTGTACAGCTGTACGAATCCAGTGACAGCTTTACGCAGGCAAACCCGGTTGGCATCACGATTGGTTCTGATGATTGCGATGTGTTGATCTATCGCATGAAGAGCTATATGATGAATCTGACCGACGATGAGATCCTGGACAACTTTATTGCAGACGCTAAGAACGCTGACGAGATGATCGAGCGGTACAACCGCAACAACATCACGGATGCAAGCGGTGAGCTGAACCCGGACATTCTGGCGGAGCGCTGCCCCGACCTGCGTGTTATCAAGATCAGTGCGCCGACCTTTACCACGGGCAAGAAAAACGAAGTTGCAAACACTGTTATCCAGCAGATCTACAAGAACGGACGCGCCGTTGAGGACAACTGGACGGCCAACGGTTCCCACAAGGGACAAGGCACAAGCTCTGACCACTATGGCGAATCTGCGCGTAACATCGACATTAACTGCAAGGGCGGCTTTACCTTTGGCGATGAAAGTACCGGCTCTGTGTATGCGCTGACGGAAAACAGCGTTGCGGAGAATTACTTTAATATCAAAGTCAACGTTGCATCGTCTGAAAACGCAAACAACGCGCTGCTGGCAGATGATTTCAATGAGTTTAACCCGTACATTCGACAGGCACGCAAGGATAACCAGAAGGTGCGCGACACGATGGCCTTTTATCCCTGCGTTGTTTTTGTACAAGAGACAGATATTGAGAACAGCACTGTGTTCCATGACGGTAAGTGGCATTTCTATGCCTGCGGTGACATCGGCAATTCTAAGAAAAACAACAATACAATGGGTATGGACCCGGATAATCATAAGGAAGTTATCATCGAGATTGACAACAATACCGATGAGCAGACTCGATTCCTGAGCGGCGATTTCTCGCAGGAGACTTGGGACGGTGACAACAGCTTTGAGTTCCGCTACATCAATAAGGCTTGCACCGAAGAGGAAGTACAGGCTGCGAAGGATGCGTGGATTCGCGTGCAGAACTGGGTCGTGAATGCGAGTGACGAGGAGTTTAAGGCGCACTTTGAGGACTATTTTGTCATGGACTCTGCGCTGTATCACTACTTGTTTACAGAGCGCCACACCATGGTCGATAACCGTGCAAAGAATGTGTTCCCGCATACGAGTGACCTTATCCATTGGGATTTCTGCTTTGACTACGACAACGATACCGCGCAGGGCAACGACAACGAGGGCGGACTGACCTTGAGTTACGGCTACGAGGATACGGACACCATCGGCACTAAGAGCGTGTTCAATGCCAGCGATTCCAAGCTGTGGTGTAAGATCCGTGACCTGTTCCCGGACAAGCTTGCGGCTATGTTCCGTGACCGTGAAAACGCATTGGCATGGAGTGCATCCCGTATCCTGAAGAAATTTGAGGATTATCAGAATGTAAAGCCGGAGCGCCTGTGGGTCATGGATATGCGGCGCAAATATTTCCGCACTTACGAGGAAAATGGTACGACCAGCTATCTGCCCATGATGCACGGCAACAAGCGCCATCAGCGCCGTCAGTTCCAGAAGTATCAGGAAAAGTATATGGCCTCCAAGTACAGCGGCAGTGCTGCAACCAGCGATGATATGACGATTCGCGGTTATACGCCTGTGAACTGGACTGGTGTGAAGCCTGATGGTACATTCCATATCGTGCCGTATGCCGATACTTATGTGAGTGTGTTGTATGGCTCTAACCCTGTGAAGGTGCGCGGCAAACGTGGCCAGACCTATGAGATCAAGTGCCCGATTGCAGCCATGAACGATACCGAGGTCTATGTTTATAATGCAAGCCTGATCCGCAGCATTGGTGATATTTCCGGTTTCTACCCCGGCTATGTTGATTTTAGCCATGGCGTGAAGCTGACTGACCTGCAGATTGGCTCCGGCGTGGAAGGCTATAGCAATACGAACTTAACTGACTTTGCAGTTGGTAACAATACGCTGCTGGAGCACCTGAACCTGCAGAATGTGCCGAAGCTGCAAAAATCTATCAGCCTGGCGGGTTGTACGAATCTGACCGAGTTCCTGGCAGATGGCAGCGGTATCACCGGCGTTGTGTTTGCTACGGGTGGCAAGATTAAGAAAGCTACGCTGCCCGGCATTGCAAGCCTGACGGCTAAGAACCTGAATTACCTTACGGATTTGACGATCAGTGACTACAGCAAGATCACAACTTTGGTGGCCGAGAACTGCCCGACCATTGATCTGGTAGAGATGCTGGGTAAATGTACCAGCCTGAACCGTGTGCGCATTACCGGCGTGGATTGGCACCTGGAGAATACCAGCCTGCTGAATAAGTTGCTGGCTATGACCGGCCTGGATGAAAACGGCTACAATGCTGAACATTCTGTACTGGCCGGTAAGATCAATGTGCCTGTGCTGCGTGAAAAGGAACTGGAGATCTTTAACGAGCAGTGGCCTGACCTAAAGCTGACCTATAACACGCTGATCAATACTTTTGCATGGACTTTTGTGAACAAGGACGGCAAGGTGCTGGATGTCCAGTACGTGGATAAGGGCGGCAAAGCTGTTGACCCTGTGACCCGTGCGGACAATCCTATCCCGACACCTACATTGGAAAGCACCATCAGCACTGATTTTACTTTTAGCGGCTGGGATACTGAGTTTACGCCTGCCTTTAGCAATATGACCGTTACGGCTGTGTATACCGAGAGCGTGCGCAAGTACACTGTGCGTTACATGAACCGTGGCATTGTGATGCAGAGCACTGTGGCCCCGTATGGCACGACAGTGCTGTATACCGGCGAGACACCGACCTATACCGGTGAGGAAAGCGCTTATAAATTCTACTTTTTCAGCGGCTGGGATAAAGGCGGCTATGTGACCGGCGACAAGGACATCAATGCCGTATACGACAGTTTTGAATACACGAGCGGCTGCTTTGACGGCAAGGAAATTGGCGACATGAAGCCTGTGGAGATCTATGCTATGACGAAAGTTGGTGTAGAATCCAGCGTTGTTACGGATAAAGACCAGGTACAGATCACCTTTGGCTCTGACTTTAGCTACGACGACATCAAGGAAAATGTGCTTGTGAAGAGTCCGATAGAGTTTACGGGCAAGAATTACCTGGATACTGGTGTGAAGCTGTTGGATGAAGACCGGGATTTTGTGCTGGCAATAGATTATATGATGGCGGCTACTACTACAGCGAACTCCGTACTGGCACAGTGCTACCAGCAAAATGGCATGAATGGTTTCCGGCTGTGGTACAACAATGGTGTTAAAGCAGCCTGGGGCACCAGTTCCAGCAAAGAAAGCGCGGCCAGCACAGGAGCGCGTGAAATGCTTGTTATCCGCCATGTGAAGGGCGACAACAATTTGTACATATATACCTCTAATATTAGCGGTGTTGATATAGGTTACGAAAACCTGCAGAGAGACCGCACTACAAAGACGGATGCCACACTGGTATTTGGATGCAGTAAGGCTGATGACGGAGCGTTCGAGAACCATGCTGTAGGCAGTGTGTACTGGTCAAAGATCTGGTTTGCAGACCTTGGCGATGCTGCATGCCGTGAACTGGCCAGCTGGACGCATGAAACACGTACTTATGAGGTGGCTGGCTTTAAACGGTATTACCTGAGCGACAATACATCGAAGCGCTGCTCTATCACATTGCTTGATACTGTTTTGTTGGGCGGGAAAATGCAGATGGATAAAGACTACAACAACAATGGAGGCTGGGCAAAACCCACCACATTGAACACCTATTTGAACAGCCGCTTATACAAGGCACTGCCGATTGGCTGGAGACAGCTGATCAAGAAGGTGCAGATCCCCGGCAGCATTGGCGGCGGAAAAACTGACATTGCAACATCGGACTGCTATTTTGCTGTACCGAGTATTATTGAGGTTTATCCGACCCAGAACTATGAGCCTTACATTTACGAAGGCACCGGTATCAGCTTTATGACGACTAATGACAGCCGTAAATGCAAAGACCAGAATGGTGTATATCAGATGTATTGGACAAGATCTCCGTTTGTGTACAACAATTATTCGAGCTATTATATTGCAATCAATGCTGACGGTGATATGTCTAATTACGAGACACCAAATACGTCTTACAGTGTCCGCGATATGTTCAGCATTTAAGGGTGGTGATTGAGTGTTTTACAAAGTTATGTATAATGGCCGCGTGATTGATGTACTCGATCACTTGACCTATGTAAAGTATCAGCCAAAACATAAAGTAATGGTCCTGTGCACCGTAGATGATGCACAGGGCTTTATTTCTTCTGACGGAAATACCATCTGGCACACACAGGATTTGTATAAGATTCCTGTGGACGGTTTTGACACCGTGGAACTGATACCAATTGATACCTATGAGTATCAGCAGTTGAAGGCACTGGGCGGCAAGACGCCGGAAGAAATTATAGATGCTTACACTTTGACCTTGCTGGAAGGGGGCGTGCTGTGATGGAAGTAACTCCGTTTGTGGCGAGTTTAAGCCGCCTGTATAAGGGTGACCGCATTGGCACTGCCACCATTCTGGCACTGAAAGAGGCTGGGAAAATTAGTGAGGATGAGTACCAGCTGATTATTAAAATGAAAGGAGTGTGAGCATTTTGTATACCTTTTTGATTGGTGAAGATAATACGTTGACTGCTACTGTGGTGGAACGCATTATGGAGCGGAGCAAGCTGGTGGACAGTTTGCACTTTTTAGCAGAGCCTACATATAAAGACGTAGATATGTCTGATTTTGTGGTGATGCTTGAGTATGTACTGCCGATTAGCAAGAAATATAAAACCGAGATTTTAGAGTTGTCTGATGAGCGCTACAAAGACATGCTGGAGTACAAGCTGCCTTTTGATACGGCGCTGACCAGCGAACCAGGTGACATTGAGATCCAGCTGACCTTTGCAAAGGTGGAGCTGAGTGCTGACGGCGAGGGAACGCAATATGTGCGTAAGGTTGGCCCCGGCAGCATTAAGATCGTGCCGATCTCTGCCTGGAGCGATATTGTGCCTGATGAGGCATTGAGTGCTATTGACCAGAGACTGCTGGCAGCACAGGCCATGATCAAGTCCCTGAATGAGCAGAATAACACGATTATGAAGTCTAAGGCAGACAGCCTACGCTATAAAGACAGCATTTTGCAGCTGACCGCACAAGGAAACCCGATTGGCGCAGCTGTAAAGATTGAGTCTGGCAGTGGCGGCGGTACTGATCCCGATGACGGAAGTATCCGTGTGGTTGAGTTTTAACGACTTGGCCGCACGGCTTTTTATTTTGTGAGAGAGGAGGAACCAATTATGGCTACTTATTCCAAGCTTGGTTACGGTAATGCAGCGAACCTGGATACCGCAATCACGAACGGCAAGATCGACGGCAAGGACATTGTTATCACCAAGGACACTAGCGAGTTTTACTACATCCGTGATGACAAGACCAAGCAGGCGATTCGTCCGCGCCCGGCAATGTACAACTCTGTGAGTGCAGCCGAGATCGACCTTGCAAAGAACAGCGATACCTTTGCCGGTCAGACTGTTATGATCCGCGCCGAAGATGGTAAATATGCGCCCTACATTGTGCAGGACAAAGCAGAAGGCGGCTACCAGGTGGAAGCCCTGGGCGGGACCGGCGGCGGTTTTGTCTGGCAGGAATTTTAACTTTTTTGAGAAATAACGATAAGGAGAAATATTATGGCCAATATTAGTTTTGCTTGTGGTCCTAAGTCTAATTACGATAAATTGCAGGTCAAGAATAACGATACCCTGTATTTTCTGACTGATACCATGCAGATCTTTAAGGGTGCCAGTGAGTACACCAAGAGTTGCAAGCTGGTTTCCACGCTGCCTGAGAGCGGCCAGGTTCAGGGCATTATCTATGTCCGTACCAGCGACTTTACCCTGCATGTTTACAATGGCACCAACTATGTGCAGCTGAACAAGGCTGTTGCTACCGCTATCCCGGCTTCTAACGCCAGCGATGATAACATTCCTACCACCAAGGCTGTTGCTGATTACGTCAACGCCAAGATCGAGGGTGTTGTCGGCGGCAAGGGTGTTTTTGTTACCGATGTCTCTTACAAGTCTGGCGTGCTGAGTGTTGCCAAGGGCGATGCCCCTGTTACCACCACCCTGACCGGTGTTGTGCATGACGCCACCTATGATGCCGAGACCCGCACTATCTCCCTGCCTGTGTTTGGCGGCGACGCACTGACCATCAATCTGGGCAAAGATCTGGTTGTGACCAGCGGCAAGTATGATGCCAAGACCAAGGAGATCCAGCTGACTATCACCAGCGGCGATGTTATCAAGATCCCTGTCGGCAGCCTGATCGACATCTACACCGGCCTGGCTACTTCTACTGCTGAGGTCACTGTCTCTGACGAGAACAAGATCTCTGTGAGAGTCAAGGTTTCTGCCAAGGCTAACAACTCCATCACTATTGAGGAAGATGGCCTGTATGTTGCTGTGCCCGATGCCTACACTAAGGCTGAGACCGACCAGAAGGTTAAGACCGTACAGGATGCGCTGACTGGTCATATCGGTGATACTGTTGCCCATGTTACTGCCGAGGAGCGCAAGACCTGGGACGGCAAGGTTTCCACCGATCAGCTGGCTACTGCTAAGAGTGAGGCTATTGCTGCCGCTGCTACCGATGCTACCACCAAGGCAGACAAGGCACTGAAAGATGCCAAGACCTATGCGGATGGCCTGAACACCGCTATGGATGGCCGTGTGAAAGAGACCGAGAAGGCTCTGGCCTGGCAGACTATTGCCTAATGGTTTGACCGATTTTTAAGATGTGATAGGGTCGCCCTACTGCTGTACTGCGGTGGGGCGGCTTTATTTTTTTGATTTTTTCGATAGGAGATAGTAATGGCGAAATTATCTTTGCGCGAGATCAATCAATCTCAGCTGAATGATACTCCTGTCGTAGATGGGCAGCTTGTCTGCTGCCTGGACACGGGAAACACCTACCGCGACACGGCGAGTGGGCGAATCCAGATCGGGCATGACATCGAGTTTGTAAGCGAGCTGCCTTTAGCCCCGATCAACGGGAAGATTTATTGTGTTGGTTACGGTGAGCTGTGGCTTTATAACGGCGATTGGATGCGGCTGAATAAGGCCCCAGAGCGAATTACGAATACCGAAATCGATAACTTATTCAAAGACGAATAGGAGGAAACACTATGGCATGGCTTGATTATGATGGCCTTTTGTATTTTTGGCAAAAGATCAAGAGCAAGCTGGACGGCAAGGTCGATAAGGTGACAGGCAAGGGACTGTCTACCAACGACTATACCACTGGCGAAAAGAATAAGCTGGCCGGACTGAGTAATTATACCCACCCGACCTCAAGCGGCAACAAGCATATCCCGGCAGGCGGCAGCGCAGGCCAGTTTTTGAAATGGAGCGCGGACGGTACTGCTGTTTGGGCAAATGATAACAACACGACCTATACCACTATGACCGGCGCTACGGCAAGTGCAGATGGTAAGGAAGGTCTGGCTCCGAAACCTGCAAAGGGTCAGCAGGGTCTGTACCTGCGCGGTGACGGCACCTGGGCTACGCCCACGAACACTACCTATGGCGATGCTACACAGAGCGCACATGGTTTGATGACCGCTGCCGATAAAACCAAACTGGACGGCATTGCTGCAGGCGCAAACAACTATGTACACCCGACTACTGCTGGCAATAAACATGTGCCTGCTGGCGGTGCTGCCGGGCAGATCCTGGGGTGGAGTGCAGATGGTACGGCCAAGTGGGTCAACGAAAAGGATACCACTTACGGCACCTTTAAGGGTGCAACTTCCAGCGCTGATGGCGGCAATGGTCTGGTTCCTGGCCCGAAGATGGCGAATAAGGATCAGTATCTGAAGGGCGACGGCACCTGGGGCACGCCTACCAATACAACTTATAACGATGCTACACAGTCTACACACGGCCTGATGACCGCTGCGGACAAGAAAAAGCTAGATGGTGTTGCTGCCGGTGCTAATAACTATGTGCATCCGAGTTACACTGCCAAGGATTCCGGTCTGTACAAGGTGACTGTAGATGCAAGCGGCCATGTGAGTGCTGCGACTGCGGTTGTCAAGGCTGACATTACTGCCCTGGGTATCCCGGCTACGAACACGACTTACTCTAAGTCTACCACCAGCGCGGACGGCCTGATGAGCAAAGAGGACAAGACAAAGCTGGATGGTTTTGCGCAAGCAAGTACCTACGCAAGCAAGACTTATGTTGGCCAGCAGATTTCTGCAGCCGGACATATTAAAAAGAGCATTGTGGAAACACTGCCTGAAGCTAAGGATGCCAAGGATAACATTATTTACATGGTAAAGAAGGTTACGCCGGACGGCACAAACCTGTACGACGAATACATGCTGATCAGCGGCGCGATGGAGAAAATTGGTGACACGAAGACTGTCATTGAGGCTATCACGAATACCGATATTGATACCATCCTTGCGAGCTGATCTTTAACCTTAAAGGAGGTTTGAGATATGGCTTTATTGGATGAAAGCGGGCTGAAATATCTTTGGAGCCAGCTGAAAACGAAGTTTGCAATGGCTAGTCATACGCATGATGCTGCTACCAAAAGCACAGCAGGCATGATGAGTGCTGCAGATAAAACTAAACTAGACGGTATTGCGGAAAAAGCTAACAATTACAGCCATCCGACAAGCGCTGGCAACAAGCACATTCCGGCTGGCGGTAGTGCCGGCAAGATTTTGGGCTGGGCCAGCGATGGTACTGCGCAGTGGATAGACGATAAAAATACAACTTATAGCAACTTCAAGGGAGCCACCAGTTCTGCAGCCGGTGGCTCTGGTCTTGTACCGGCTCCTGCGGCTGGTGGACAGGGCACACAGTACCTGAGAGCTGATGGCGTTTGGGCTGTGCCGCCGAATACGACTTATGCCAATGCTACACAGGGTGCCGCTGGCCTGATGAGTGGTGGAGACAAAACCAAACTTGATGGTGTTGCAGTGAACGCCAATAATTATGTACACCCAACAACCAGCGGAAACAAGCACATCCCAGCCGGTGGTGCGAGTGGGCAGGTTTTGCGTTGGAGTGCAGACGGTACGGCTACCTGGGGTGCGGACAAGGATACAACTTATACGAATTTTGTTGGCGCTACAGCAAATGCCAGCGGTAAGGCAGGACTTGTGCCTGCGCCTAGTACGGGTGCAATAAACCTGTTTTTGAGAAGCGACGGTACGTGGGGAAGCGTTGCCGGAGCACAAACCAGTATTACGATTGTTAGGTGGTGATTTTTAATGCCTGTTTATTTAGGAGGCCAGAAAGTTAGTATTTTTGGCGCGGCTGGTGGTGAGGCCATCAAGACGCAAGCAAAGACCGTGACACCGAGCGAAAGCCAGCAGACAGTATCACCTGATAGTGGTTACATTGGCTTGAGCAGCGTTACGGTGAACGCAATTTCTAAGACTCATGTTGGCAGCGGTGTAACAAAAAAATCTGCTGCTACTTATACGCCTGGCACGAGCAACCAGACGATTGGAGCAAATCAGTACCTGAGCGGTGCTCAGACGATCAAGGGAGATAGTAACCTGGTCGCTGGGAACATCCGCTCAGGTGTTTCTATTTTTGGGGTAACCGGCACTGTGGTGGCGGCATCCTCGCCAAGACTGCAGACTAAGACTGTCACACCAAGGACTTCAAGCCAGACCGTAAAGCCCGACAGCGGCTACGACGGCCTGAGCCAGGTGACTGTGAGCGGCGATTATAATCTGGTGAGCGGAAACATCATCAGCGGCAAGACCATTTTCGGTGTACCTGGTTCTGTGGTGATCCAGAAATATTATACCGGCAGCTCTGCACCCAGTTCTTCGACCGGCAGCAATGGCGATTTGTATTTGCAGACTGGGGGCTAATGTATGGCAAGTGTAACATTGGTTCCTGCAGGATACGATGGTCAACGCTCATCGTATATTTCTGTGGATACGTCTTATCCGCTTTCAAATGGCCTTACCAGCGCAAGCAGCGACACCTTTACAGTGCTAAACCTGAACAAAGGTAGCGGCGCGGTTTCTAAACTGGCAATCAAATTCGATATGTCAAAGATTCCGACCGACGCCAAGATCAATTCTATCTCTTGTAAGATAAAAGCCAAAATCTCGAACGCATATTCGTACATATTGCAAGGTGTTGCGCAGCTGTATTGCGGCACATCCGGGTTGAGCGGCGAAATTGAGTTGGGAACATCCGAAGTGGCTCAGACTTTTAACGATACCGGCTGGTGGGATCGTGAGAGCCTGGACGAGCTTGTCTTGCTGATTACCTGCACACGCGGTTCGCTATCCGCAAACAACAGCCAGACTTTGCGTTTTTACGGCGCTGATCTGACTGTAGACTACACTAGCGGCGGTTCGACTGGCCCTGTGCTGAGCACTAAGGTAAATGGCAGCTGGGTGAACGTATCCAAGGTTTATAAAAAGATAAACGGCAGTTGGGTAGAACAGAGCGACCTTGCGAGCCTGTTTAACACGAACACTAACTATGTAAAGGGGTGATGAGATATGGCAAAAACCGCTACGAATGTTAGCAATTTTCAGATCAACGTACTGACCGAAGCGCAGTATATTGAGGCAATGGGTAACGGCGAGATCGATGAAAATGCGCTGTATCTTACGCCTGAAAAGAAACTGATTAAGTCTGTTACGCAGGCTGAATATGATGCTTTGAAAAAAGCAGGCACACTGGATGACGACATCTTGTACGTGACACCCGCTGTGGAAATTGGCGACGCTACACAAAGTGAGCATGGCTATATGAGTGCCGCCGATAAGATCAAGTTGGATGGCATTGCCGCTGGAGCGAACAAGTACAGCCACCCTGGGTATACATCCAAGAGCAACGGCTTTTATAAGGTGACTGTAGATGGGACAGGCCATGTGAGCGCGACTACCGCTGTGGCTAAGGCGGACATCACCAGGCTTGGTATTCCTGCACAGGATACTACATACTCGGCGGCAACTTCTTCGACGCTGGGCCTTGTGAAGGTCGGCAGCAATATATCGAACAGTTATGGCACGATCAGCTTGACAAAGGCCAATGTGACGAACGCACTTGGGTATACGCCGCCGACACATGATACTACCTATGGGTTAGCCACGACTAGCTCTAATGGCCTGATGAGTTACAGCGATAAGAGCAAACTGAATGGTCTGTCAAACATTACGGTTGACACGGAACTTTCTGCGTCCAGCACGAACCCGGTGCAGAATAAGGTTGTGTATGCCAATAATTTGTGGCTGTATCGCGCTTATTTCTCTGTGGACAGCTGGACTGCCAGTGGTGACCAGTATTATCAGGGTGCATATGTGTATGCACAGGATGGTGGGCCCACGCTTTCCGCAGGTGCTACGCTGAACACGCCTATGACTACACAGAACAGTAATCTGTCCACGAATGAAACGCTGCAGGCGACGCTGAATATCATCAATGCCGGGTACGCAACGGTTAGCAGATCCGGCTATGTGACAGTGTATGTTTCGGAGAAGCCGACATCTGATATTTATGTGTATTGGTATGCGCGGTAAATAAAAACGGCCATGACATGCTGACGAATCAGACAAGCCATGACCGCATTGATGTTGGCATTGAATAATAAGGGGTGTTGTTGCCTACGGGTGATGGCACCCTCTTTTTTTTATTTTGGAGGGAAGGTTTTATGAGATTAAAAAACGGGGAGGTATGCCTAGATTGGCCTTTGGCTAATCATATCCTGACGCAAGGCTGGTTTTATAACGATGGCAGTATGCACCAGGCAATTGATATGCGGGCGCTGGTTGGAACACCTGTGCTGGCTGCAGAAGATGGCACCGTTGAGATTGTGTACCACTGGAACGGCAAACGCACCCAGGGCGATACAAATAGCTATGGCAATATGGTGAAGATCCGACATGCGAATTGGAATGGCGGCACAGTACATACGCTGTACGCACACTTGAACTCTATTACAGTAAAACAGGGACAAACTGTAAAAACCGGCGAGATCATTGGCTACTCTGGCAATACCGGAAACAGTTTTGGTGCCCACCTGCATTTTGAAGTCCGTTGGAAGAATAAGCGCACAAATCCGCTGGTTTGGCTGGATGACGACTTTACCAAGGCAACCAATAAGGTTTTTACCTTTAGAACAGGGGAGCACAGTGTTGACCGCAGTGTTGGAGAAGCGGACAAGCCCGCCGGGAGCAATACACAGCCTGCTGACACTGCCGAAACTGTATTATGGGGCATTGATGTATCAAGGTACCAGGGCAATATCAACTGGCGCAAGGTTGCAGCCGCCGGAGTGAAGTTTGCTATGCTGCGCGTAGTTTCTACTGATAAGAATGGCATTTATGTGGACCCGACATTTGAGCAGAACTATAAGGGCGCCAAAGAAAATGGTATCCCTGTGGGAGTATACTTTTTTACTTATGCCCAGGATGAGGAGACACAGAACAAGGAAATGACCATGATGTTTAATGCCTTGAAAGGGAAGACATTGGAGTACCCTGTGGCACTGGACATTGAGGATAAAAATACCGCGTCTATTGGTAAGGCTAAACTAACCGCACTGGTAAAGCGCGGCCTGGACATTATTGACCAGAAAGGCTACAAGCCTATGCTGTACACCTATACCAATTACAAGGCCAGTTATCTGGATATGGGGCAGCTTGCCGCCTATGACCTGTGGCTGGCGGATTACCGTAGCAGCTACAACGGCAAGGGCAAAGCGCAGATGTGGCAGTACAGTAGCAAGGGGAATGTGGCTGGCATTAACGGCAAGGTGGATGTGAATTATTGCTATAAAAAGTACGTAGGGGAGAGTGCTGCAAAACCCAGTACACCTGCACAGCCTGCCGCACCACAGAAAGCAATCATCTTTAAGCCTGGCCGCTGGAATGTGCGCAAAGGCCCCGGCATGGACTATGCCAGTGTAGGTGTGATCCAAAGCCCCGATTCCAAGACCGGCAAGGTTGTAACGATTGGTTATGACGCTATTGTGAATGGTTGGTTTAAGACGGTGTACGGTTATATTGGCCCTGGCGCTGTAGCAAGCCATACATGAGAAAGTCGGTGATTTTATGAAGGAATCTTTTAATCTGATGAGGTTTTCCAAGAAAGTCATTATTTTTACGTTAGGTGCGACACTGCTGTATGCCGTTGTGTACATGGTGCTGTGTTTCTCGATTGGGCAGCTGCCGGATTACAGCTTTAATGTTGGCTTGTTTGCCGCACTGAGTGCTGAGAATTTGTGCAATGCCTGGATCAAGATTTGCGAGCATAAGTACAAGAGCAATGGTGACTCTGATTCGTCCGGGCTGCTGCTTGGCGATGAGGAAGATGGTGTGCCGAATCATCCCAACGATATGACCGGTGAGAACGTTGAAGACAACGTAGGAGAGTAATTATGGAACAGGGGATTTTTTATATTGCTGTTGGCGTGGCAATTATTCTTGGCACACTGGTTGGCCGCTATGTATTCCCGAATATCAGCGAGACTGTAAGCTCGGCACTAAACCTGTTGAGTGCTTATCCGATGCTGATGAAATGGGGCACTGCCGCCTGCCAGTACATAAAGCAATATTTAGATAGTATGTCTGGTGAGGACAAAAATAAGAAAGCCGCTGAAATGATTATGGAGCTGGCAAAACAGGTGGGCCTGGAAATTACCGAAGAACAGGCACGCAGCATTGCCCAGGCTGCTTATGAGGCTATGAAGAAAGAGGCGGAGAACTCTAAACCTGCGAAAGAGCAGGTGAGCGAGTAATGCCGAATCCGGAATTTCATTTTACATTGAGCCAGATGTTTGTATGGATTGTATCTGTGTGCGGCGGCATTACCGGTATTGCTGCTGCGATTGCTGTGATGGTAAAATTCAATACCTTTTTGAAGAAACCGAACCACGACCAGGATGTTAAGATTGAAGACCTGACCACACGGGTGGCAAAGCTGGAAGGTAAGGTTGAAGGGCTTGAAGATGATTTTAAAAAGCAGAATATCCAGCATATGGAACGGTTTGAAAAAGACAAGGAGCGTTTAGATGCCCAGGAGAACAGCATGAACATGTTGCTGCGGGCAAACTTTGCGTTGCTTGGGCATGCTTTGAACGGGAACAATGTAGAGCAGATGCAGAGTGCGTTTAACGATATCCAGGAGTATCTGTTTAATCGGTAA